TAATTTTCATATTGTAATTGAGCATCCATTAATTTATAAGCCATATCTAGATTAAATCCATTCATTATAACATCAGGATTCCATTCTATATCCATATCTAAAGCTTGAATAATAGGAATATGATTATCATTACGAATTTCCTCAAGTAACTTAGATATATCTGTATATTCAGATAACACTATGAATTCAAGAATTTTATCCTCATTATTCTTCTTCATAAATTTTATCTTTTTCTAGATAATTAAGTATTTTTTCTATCATATTAGGATCTTTTAATTTTAAGAACTCATTAGTTAATCTATTTAATATATCATCTAGTATACTATAATGAATGCATTCACTATATCCTGAAAACTTATTTAATGGAAAATACCTATGATCTTTATAGAAAGCTAAAGTATTTTGTTCTATAATTACACAATCATAGAAAGAACTAGAATATGTTTTTATCCAATCTATATTATACAAAGAATTATATATTAGATCTTTAGTTCTTTCAAAAGCATCTTTAGAAATTCCTATTTTTATAAAAGATTCATGTTTATTAGAATATCTTAGTACATATAAATCTCCTTGTAGTTTTGACCATTCTTCTTTATATCTATCTGCGATAGTCTTATTATAATATGTACTTTTTATAGACTTGTATCCACAGGTAGGACACCCATGACTTCTTAAGTGAACACTAGCTAATTGAGAATATTGTCCATGTAATGGACAAATAACTATAATGTTAGAATTGGCTCCTTGATAATCTACTAAGGAATAATTATACTTATTTCCATGAACCTCTCTAGCTCTATTTATAAAAATGTTATTATTCCATCTTAAACTATTGCTAGCTTTATCCAGAGCACATCTATTACATCCAGATCCTGATAAATGAGTATTAGCTATTTGTTCATAATCTCCATGCTTTGGACAGGTAATTACTACTTTATTAGCAGCCCTTACAAAGTTTGTTTTACCATAAGAATAATAGTTATTATGAACTAGATTAGCCTTTTCTATAAAGTCACATGTATTTCTAACTATTTTCTTTACCATATAGATGATCTAGTAATTTTCCAACAAATCCGTGACGATGATTCTGTGTTAAATGAACATGTTTAATATCATCCATATGATGTGATAATTTTAATACAAATTCTAATCCTTTATGATAATCTTTCTTTTCCTTTTGTCTGGTATCTCCAACTATAATACATTTAGATCCTTCATTTAAACGTGTTAATAATTCTTCCATTTCAAATTCTGTTGTCAATTGACTCTCATCAACTATTAGGACAGTATCTTTATGAATATTTTTACCAATAGCAAACTGAATAGGAAAATTCTCAATAATACATGATTCTAACATTTTATCAATTTTCTCTGGATGATTATAAACTCTACGTAAGGAATCTTTAAATGCTTCTACATATGGATCTATTTTCTCTTCTAAAGATCCAGGTAATAATCCAAGAGTTTTACCTAACTCTACAGTTGGTCTAGTTAACCATATTTTCTTAAATCCATGTTTAAAATTAAGATCTAATGCTGCTTGAGCTAGCAAACTACTTTTACCTGTACCTGCTCTACCAGTAATTACAGTTACTAAATTTTCTATTATACTCTTTTTAGCTTCTTTTTGCTCATTATCTAATTGAAATGCAAATTTAATTTCTCCTCTAGGTAACCCAGATTCTGTATTAGTTTTAGCCATAAGTAATATTTAGATTCAAAAATATAATATAATTAGCTATTACCCAAATAAATGTTGAATAATAACTAATTATGATTAATAATTATAATCCAGATCTCTTATGACTTGGTAAATTAGATAAAGCTCCTAAGATATTCTGACCTTCTTCATCACTAATATTATAATTTAATATTGCCTTAGATAGTGCCCTAGCTCTACCAAATGCTCTGCTAAAGTTATCATATAATGAACATTTTACTGTAGCTGTGCTAACTAATTCATCACCTTTATAAATCTGAACAGTAGTACTACAAGGAGTACTATGTTTAAATTTTAATTTAGATATTTCACCCTTTCTTAATAATCCTTTCAAATGATTATTAGTTGTATCATGTTGAAATTTTACTTTAATATTCTCTCCTACTAACATATTATTTTATTTTAATCCGGTTGATAATTTAGCTTTAATACTAGATTGAGGATTATAATTACTTAATCCTATATCTTTAAATTCAAAGTTATTTAAGAAATCTTCTAATTCTATATCTTTATTTTCAAATGCAGCTTCTGTATTCCAATATAATCTTGGTAATTCATCAGGAGTTCTAGTTAATTGTTCATTTACTTGATCTATATGATTATCATAAATATGTACATCACCAAATGTATGAATAAATTCACCAGGTATCATATTGCACAATTTACACAGAATCTCAATTAATAGAGAATAGCTAGATATATTATAAGGTACCATTTTTATTCTATTTAAGTCGCAACTCTTAAATACGTTCTATTATGAACTGCTATATATTACTATATAGATTAGACTATATCTTAATTGTATTATATACAATTGCTTTCTTTTCCACTATCATTAGCTTATAGTGTACTCTACTCCCTTTTAGTATTAACTATGGTTTCGATAGTCGTTAGGCATTCATTTATACTTATAATTAGGAAATTTATTATTTCGTATTCTATTAATAATAGTGTTTGGACTTATATTCAATTCTCTTGCTGCAAAACTTATAGATTTATACTCTTTATTATCTATTATTACAGCTTTTTCCTGAGATCCAATATATCCTCTTTCTTTATTTATCTTAGATAATAATTGTTTAGTTTCAATAGAATGCGATTTATTATAAAACGGATTACTACTCCCATTATAATTTCTCTCAGAAAAATAACAATTTTTGCATTTAGATTTATTAGAAGAAGGTATCTCTAATTTACAAGAGATGCACAATTTCTTACTTATTCCTCCTTTCCAATTATTATTATCTTCTTTAAATCGTGGAGAAATTTTATATCTGTTTTCATCTAATATTTGAATTAATTTTTTAATTATTTCATTTTTATTAGGATGATTAGATATATTATCTCCTCCTCCTGCAAACTTAGAGACATTATAACAACTATTCCAATCTAAAGTATCTAAATATTCTTGTTCCTCTCTTAAGCAGTCTTTACACTCTTTGATTATTTCAAATCTGAAATTCTCTTTTCCATACTTATTATATGCTCTTTGTAGATATAGACAATGATGTTTGTTATATCTAAGAGAGGAGAAGTGAACACTTTTTCTTTTATTAATATTTTTACTACTACCTAAATAAAACTTACCATTAACTAAATTAGTTATTTTATATATTGCTTTCATTTTAGCAAAAATATAAAACTTATATGATAGTTCCAAAAATAAGTCTAAACTTAGCAAGGGATTGTCCATCGAGGAGATTCCCCTTTTAGAAAGCTTTTACTTGAGCTAACCTTTAACCCAAGAATACATCTGCACTGCGTTGATATAATTGACAGTCCAAATAATATTGTGGTTCAGACATGCTATCCATTACTACATCCAAGGGCCTACAATTAAATTGTGCCATAGAATGACATGCATTAACTGCCATATCATCTAATGTAGTAGGATTCCATGCAGTTATAATGTGTCTACGAGACATTGGGTTAGTTCTTAACCCTTTTATTAATTCAGATAATTGATCTATTGGATAATCCTTATAATAATGATCTTCATGTTCACAAAATAAACCATTTCCACTAGTTTTCACGTAATTATCCCAGTTTCTCCATAACCATCCATATATCTTACCACAATCTCCCCAAGTATAGTTAGATATATGATTAGGTAGTATTCCAGTATCTTTAAAGCTTAACCATTCTTCATAAGTAAATTTATTTTGAGGATATTTAGGATGCTGTTTATCAAATAACCTAGAATAATAATTATAAGCATCTTCATTCCATATACTACATCCATTATCTACTAAATATTTAATATTAGTATCTCCTCTCATAAACCATAATAACTCAGTAAATATATTTTTAAAAGATACTTTCTTTGTAGTTAATATTGGAAATCCATCTCTTAAATTAAATCTTAATTGAGTTCCAAATAAACTTAATGTACCTGGCATTCCTTCTCTAGCGGGACCTTTATAAGTACCTTTTTCTTTAATCTGTCTTAATAAATCTAAATATTGTTGCATTATGGTATATATAAGTTTACAGGATTATCCTTATGTACTTCCAATCTATGATAATTTTTTTGAAATTCTTGTAGGTCAAATGGGATAGTAATAATATGTATACCATTTTTAGTTGGTATATCGACTATAGTTTTAATAGTATTATAAGGTCTACAGTCATTATTAATATATCTTTTTATATCATTAATTATTTCAGGATGAGGCTTACTATCTATATCTATTATCCATCTTTTAATAGTACCTTCGTTAGTACTACCAGAACTACTTAGATATGATTTAGCTATAGCTTTATAATTATTATCTGCTATCATAGTAGCCATTTGTTGCAAATGATGTAATGCAGTCTTTTTATAGCTCCTAGGAGTTAATCTTAAATAAGCTCTAGCATTAAAGAAATTACACAGTTTTATAATTTCATCCATTTTACTCTCAAGATGTTCTACTGATTTAATATAATAATTCTTTATATTATTACTATTTCTACCTAATTCTTCATGCTCTTTCTTACGTTGTAATAATTGTAAGAAGTAATATGTATCATCTGAATTAAAGTATAATAAAGGCTTAATTATTTCTAGATTATTTATGCCCATTAATTAGTATTTTGATTGTGATGATCTATAATAAGAGTATCTCTTTTATTCATAATACTTCTAACTTCTTCTAATTTAAATGGTCTATACTCACCTAATATCCTATAGGCACTATCTATACCTACATCCATACTTTTTCCATAAGGAATATTCTCTAAACTGCCATGACTATGGCCATATAAATGAATGCTTCCCGTATGACTTCTATTCCATACCCTCATTGCGTAATGACATAGAATTATTTCTTGACCATGTATAGATATATGCTTATAATGTTGTACAGATTTAAATAAATCTTGTAATTTAATCCAATGAGATTCTTCATCTTCATTGACCATACCTTCAGTAAATCCTAATTTCTTTAGTATTTCTTCTTCAGATTTAGGAATAGCTACTTCCTTATTATTCTCAATATGATGATCATGATTACCAAGTATGAAGTGAATATTTAGACAGTTAATTTGCTTTCTCAATTGCCAAATCTTATCATATCCTCCGAATGACCAATCTCCTAAATAATATAATATATCGTCCTCTTTAACTGTTTTATTAATATTTTGTATCAATTTCTCAGTCATTTCATATTGATTATCAAAATTTCTACATCTTTGTCCATTATTTTGACTAGCCTCAGATTCCCATGAAGTAGAACCTTTACAAATATTCTTATGAAATCCATGAAAATCTGAGCTAAAATATATATTACTCATTTTATATAATATTTAATACCTCTTTTATCTAATTCTTTAATAGTTTCATTAAAGTTTTTATTCATATTTTTAGATACTTCTTTAGGTATCCAAATTCCTGTTCTTAGATATCTAAAGAAATTTCTATATCTCTGTTTCCAATAAGGGACTTTAAATATAGTATAAGAATAAGAGACATTATCTAGATTAATTTTAGATTGAATATCAGTAATATATTTAAATTTACAATGAGTAGCATCAATAATAATACTAGTATTATTTTTATAAGCTCTATAAATACTATCTATTACTAAGTCATTACAAATGCTTTCTACTACCTTATTTCCAACTACATATCTACCTTTTAACATTATTCTTAATTCATCTCTATTAACTCTAATATATGAACAAGATTTAAGATGTTGCTTACACCAAGTAGTTTTACCACTACAAGGAGGCCCTATTAAGAATTTAATTGTCATCTTCTAAGTTAATATTTTCGGCTTCTAACTCTTTTTCTTCGTATTCTAAGAATTTGAAAGATTTTAACTTATAAGCTTCATAATTAAATAAATTTTCTTTTACCAATACAATACCTTCTTCTGGTACTTTCTTAGTACACATATAACAATTCTTTTCAGTATATGCTTCTTCAAGTTTCCTTAAAAAGTTCTCATGCCAATGTAGATTAGTATCTATATTAAATAAATCTTTAGCATATCCATAGTACATTAAAGTATCTGAATAGTTTAGATTATATTTATCACAAAATTGGCTAATCTGTAAAGGAGTTAAATTAATTATAAATCCATCTTGATTAGTATTGGTTATCTTATATACATATACTTTAAAACTACCAATACAACATCCATAATCATACCCTTTTTGAATATCTCCTCCATCTGGTAAAAATCCTAATATTTCGCAATATAGTGTGTATCCCTTAGGAATTTTATCTTTAAGAGTATCTTTAGCTAATCCCCATATATCTGTATTGTAGTATCCTTGAGTATTCTTAGTTTCCTCTTCATTTTTAACTACTCTCCTTGATGAGTATATTACAGCATATTCAGATTCCTTAATAGATAAACCTAATTTCTTACCAATTCTTTCTAAAAAAGATAATTTTCTTTTAGTTAAAATATTTCCTACTACTAGACTGGTACCATGTTTCTTATATGATATTTCTATTAAATCATTAGGATTAATATTAAATATATTCTTTCTAAGATTAGAAGTATCATTATGAAATATAAATTGTCCATCTATTAATCTAGATATCTTAGGAGATTTAGTTTTAGTAAAACTTTTAGATTCCTTAGATTTAATAACATATTTATCACAAAAGATAATATTATTATAACTATTAAACTCATCTCCTTCTTTAAGATTACTTCCTAGAAAATTATTTACATCCTCTAATGGATGCAGATATCCTTCAGATGGTAAACCTCTTAGTTTAATTGGTTTAACTCTACATTTACTAGTGAAAAATCCTTTAATGTCTTTATCACTATTTAACTCATTATCACTAAATCCATTAATAGAACTTAGAAATTCACTATTTATCTTAGATAGTACTGGAAAATATACACATAACTGTCCAATAGTAGGCTCTATTCCAGTTATTACATTATTGAAATCTATAGTAACAATAAATAATTTGTCAGCATTAGGGTGCTTCTTATATTCTTTTATTTTAACTACTTTACATTGATAATTCTCGTTACCATCTATTGTCTTTACCATATCTATTTATTTTATCTTCAGATATTTTGTATATAAAATATATACATACTATTGCTATTAATATCATATTAATTCATTTTATTCTGCATCTATATTACAAGTACAGTTATATTTAGGTAATCCACAATTACTACAGTATACTGGTTTATCTATAGTATTTACTAAACTTAATATATTCTTCTCTGTTCGAGGATGAATAGTTTCTTTAGGACTACTATGACACACTAATGTTACTCTATAATTATCTCTACCATATTTCATATGACTACCTACTTGATTCATAAATTTAAATCCTTTATTTTCTAATAATTTTATTGCTTCCTTAATTGTCATTATTGTAATTATATATTATATTATTTTTCTCAGTTATTTCTTTTTCAATTAATTCTATTCCTAAATATCTAAAATTACTATCTAGATATTCATACGGTCTTTCTAATTCAAACTTCTTAGCTCTATTATGAATAAATTCTACATCTTTTGTAGGAAGAATATTATCTAGAAAAATAATAAAATTATTAGTATTACTATCTAATTCTACAGGCCTATAACATCCATAATCATCTGGTTTAGATGATATCTTATCTCCAAATCTATCTTTAATATTCTCTTCTACTAATTCTTCACCTACTTCACATTCTCCGGTATGTCCAGTAAGATATGCACACATTTCTCTTTCAAAATTACCTGCATAACAATTAGTTTTAATTAATATGTAATATTCTTTTGTCATTATAATCTTTTTATTCTATTTAATAATGCTTGTTTAGATAACTTTATACCAATCTTATTGAGATTCCTTCTAATCTGATAAAAGTTAATTTTACCATTATAACACATTGTATTGTATATTAAATTATCTAAATAGTCTTTAATCTTTACCATATTATTAGTTTAAGTTTAACTATAGGATATAATGATATATCCTATAGTTATATTATTTATTTAATTCTTCTCTAATTTTAGTAGCTGAATATCCTGGTATTTCAGGAATCTCAATAAGTTGATATTTACCACTATAACTATCTTTAAAACTATCTCTAGAATGATATAATCTTATTTCAGAATCTAAATGAGGGTAATTAATAGTAATAGTTTTGTCTACTTCTTCACTCCATATAATATCTGATTTATGATCAAATATAGATCTAATTATTACCTGTGGAAATACTCTTTCAATCATACTAACTCTTTGAGGATAAGAATAGGGATTTCTATCATCTATCTCTTCAGATATTCTTATTCCTAATAAAATCATTACTTTATCACATTCTTGTAACGCAGTTCCTATTAATGTTAGATGTCCTGCATGTAAATATGGAGTTTGCATACGTGCTATTATAACTCCAAGATCATATTTATTTTCCATGAATATTATTTTTCTAATTCAATACGTTCAGATTCTAAATCTCTATTGTTTGCTAATTCATTAGTAAACTTCTCAGGATAACGTACCTTAAGCTTATCATGGTTATTCTGCATAGCTTGATATATATCTATATTAAATTTAAATAATAAGGCTCCTAATGCACTAGCAATGTCACTTAAAATATCCAATTCAATAGATCTATCTATCTCTCTATCATAAGCTAGCCACTTTTTAATTAGGTCTGATAGCATACTATTTTTATGAGCTAGGTCTAGTAATATTGTACCTATATCCATAGTATCTGCTACCTCTCTACCAACTATAAATTTAAAATTAGGTTCTAATGATGCAAATTTATATCCTCTCCATGTATAATAATTAGCAATAAACCAGAGTGTGTCAATACATTCTTCTCCTATGTTTTTAATATCATTCTTATTAATAGCATCAATTAATTCATCATATTCAGATATAATACCTAATATAAGATGTGCTACATTTACTTTCTCATTACCTAAATCTACTAAAGGTCTTTTACTGACCTCTTGAAATTCTGAAAATTGCATTATATTAATTTATATATTGTTGTGACTTTAATTGATTTAATTTTTCCTGTAGAACAATCTACTACAAACACATTATTCTCTATATCATCATTACTCATATCTTCTTTAGTACTATCTATATACTCTGTGACCTTTTCCATAGATGAACATTCGACATTCTCATCATCGTAATGGTTAATTACTACATATTTTTTATCTTCTTTCTTTATTGCCATTATTATTCATTTAAATATATTACTAATTTATCTTCATTACTTTCTTCTTCATCTATTTTATAATCTCCTAAAGGAATATTATATTGAAGTGTAGTACTATATGCACTACTTATAGGATGTTTATATAATTTTCTTCTTTTACCTTCATCTATAATACTAGCTCTTTTTATAGTAAGTTTATCTTTATCAATAGTAAATATAACTTCATCTTCAAATATTTTATTTCTACTATCTATTCTAATATATGATGGATTAGTCATTTTATAAAAACTAACTATATTATCTAATCTTTTATGTCCTGTCATATTTTATATTAAATTCTTGTAAAGTTAATAATTTCTTTGGATTATAGTATTCTTTAAGATTATTTAATATTTCATTAAATAATTTCTGAGTATAATAATCTGTTTCAAGCTCAAATTCAAAGTTCTTAAGTGAATTAATAATTGTAGTATGATCTTTATTAAATATTCTAGCTACTTCACTTATACTAACTCCATTATTACAAAGAATAAAGTATATAATACTTCTTTTAAGTATTACTCTATTTGGTTTAGCTTTACCAAATATTTCTTTAGAATTCCATTCAGTATAGTTAAATATTAGATCTATAGCTGTATATGGATGTAATACTCCCTCAGATATAAAATTGGTATCTCCTATTCTCATTGAAGTAATAATACACTTTAATCCTTTGCCTGTAAAGTATTTAAAATCCTTCTTATAACCTTCAATCCTTTCTAATTCAGTCATTTAACTCTTTTTTTTTAGTGCACCAATATTATTAGCTTGCCATACTGTAAATGAGTTAGGAACTATATTTTTACAAAGACAGTTTATATAATATTTCATATAATAGCCTAGTCTCTCCAGTTCTTTATATGGGTCAAATGTATTAATAATAGTAATTATCTTACTATCTATTATAACACAATCACAATTAGGTATACTTGGATGTGATATTCTTACTTCACTTTGATTATAAGAAACATATTTATTTAATAATTCCTCAGTTATTAAATTTTTTCTTATAAACTCTTCTGTACCATATCCAATTCTCTCTCTAAATCTATCTATAGCATGATCTGTTAGAATTAATCCTCTTTTCTTCTCCTTAATTTCAATAAGTTCAATTTGTTTTTGAATATTATGAACTTTTCTTGATAATTCTTTTAATTGAGGAGTTAATAAATTTAATTCTAATATTAATCTTGCTTTATCTTTTATTTTAACTTGTTTTAATCCCCCCATGTATCAGATTCATTATTTATCTGAATAGCACTAATAGGAATATGAATGAATCTAGTATTCATATTTCGTGATATAATATATACTGTATGTTTCCTAGATGAAGTAAATATTCTAACTCCTCCTGGACTTGTATTACCAAGATATTCTCCTGTTGCAACTACTCTCTTACCTACTATTACACCTTCTTGAGATTCAGTATCTTCTTCAATCCATTCACATCCTCTATTATTTCTATGTTTCTTAATAATTTTATTAAATCTTACCTTTTTACCAAGAAGTTTATTCATCATTTCTATGTTTATAACATACTTTTATATATCCTAATTCTCTACATCTATCTGAAGCTTTATATTTACCTTCTTTACCACACCAACATCTATATTTAGGAACCTTTAAACCTAATTCTCTAGAAGTATCATCAAAATTAATAATCATTTCTTCAATTAAAGATGTTATATGTCTAATTCTAGTAGTTTCAAACTCTGATAATATATCTCTATCTGTATTATTTAAATGAATTCCTAATAATTGATGTTTAAACCAATTTCTTTTTCTAACTAATTCCCGTTTAGTCATAACTAAATCTTATTTCTATATTCTAATTCATTTCTAAATATTTCATTAAGTTCTATATTAGATTTAGTATATTCTATTAGAGCTAATAAATGATCTTGATTAAGATTCTTAATTAATATCCAATTAGTTTTAGATAATAAGTTTTTATCTTTATCATAATTCTGTCCCCAAGTCATTACTTCTCTAATATCTTCATGTCTATCTATAGAATATAATGATAATTCTATATAATTAGAACCTAATCTTCTTAAATAAGATAATCCTCCATCTACACCACATTCATCACATTTACATTTAATAAAATCATGATTATGTCTAGATTGAATTACTTCTTTACAGTTATTACATTTTATTGCATTATATACTATCATTATTAATGTTATTTAATTAAAATGACTTTTCCATTTATCTAATTTTTTATTACTTATTTCTTCTATTTGTTCTTTAGTAGTATCAGGATGAAATAAATGTATAATATCTATTACACAATTTATTATATCTATACATTCTCCTATAATACCATCTTTACCCTCAGGTTTATTAATAAAACCTAGTTTAATATTAACTTCCTGTGCTAATTCACCTACTTCTTCCATAAGTTTAGCAAGCACACTATAAGGATGCCTATTAGGTGCTTGCTTACTTACTTCTAATATTTCTTTTATCATTTATTTTATCTAATATTGATTTTGCAGATTCTAATAGATTATCTATAGTTGTATTATTTATATATAGATCAAATTTATAATTATCTAAACTAGTTTCTGAAGGATGATTAGATTTAGGTAAAGGATTATCTGGTCTATCTATATGTACCATTAAAGCTCCCATCTCTTTACATTTATCTGCTTCATTTTGAAATCTAGTGTCTGTAATAATCCAGTCAGAATCTTCTCTATAATCTACAAATAAAGCATTCAGCCATGTATTAGTATGTAATCCATCTCTAATAGCTTCTGTTCCTAATTTTTGCAAGAAATCACGAACTTTCATCGGTACAGATATATTATCTATATCAAATGAATCATAAGGGCTAACATATACTTCATCTTTATTCCATTCTTTTGATAGAAATGTTTCTTTAAATTCTTGAGATTCAAATTTGTCTATATCAATTCCAGTTAATATAGAAGCTATCTGTTTAAGTTTATATGAGAATTTTTTAATAGTCCATCCAAATGCTTCTGGCCCCCAGTAGAATTTACTAAAGCTCTCAAAATTATAATCTGGATATTTTAATCCTCCTTCAGTCTTTTTATATTCTATATATTGTATAGCTTTAGCTAATGTATCTTTACCAGAACCTATTCTACCACTAATTGATATTATGCTCATTATACTTGTTTTTAAGATATTGTAATACTATATTCCAATCAGAAAATTTATCTGTACCATAGTGAATATGTTCACCTCTGAAATCTTCTACACCATTAACTATTCTATCATCTACTATATAATCACCACATAATAATCCTTTATTATGAGTTAATATAAGTTTCTTCTCTGCCCAAGGATAGTTCTCCTGTATCCATAAACATTTATCTGTCCATGACTGAGGGACATTCCACATTGGAGTACTTGCGAAGTATATATCATAATACTCTTTAAGCTCATTTAGAGCTTCTTTAGCACCATTTATTTCAGGCAGTGTAAGGAATACTCTGGGATTAGATTCACAGATCCTATTAACACTAGATTCATCCCAAATCATATCTGGTTCTATAGATTTTACACCTGTTTCAAAACAACAGCATACTCCATCTAAATCAATATAAAGTACTTGTTTCTTTTGCACTAATATTATGTTTTAAAGGTTCATATTTAACTATATTCTGCTCAAATATTTCTACTAAATTAGGTCTATACATATTGAGAATGGTAAAGAAATTATCTATAGCGTATTCTCTAAACCAACCTGAACATAGAGTTGTACATATTCTCATTAAAGAATGTTTATAAGCTTCAAATAAAGATAATCCTACTTTATTACCCATTAAAGTTGGTATAATGTGTCGTTCTAAACTTATCACAGAAGCCTCCTCGCATATACATTGACACTTTTCTTTGTCAGTCATTAAATTCCATAAATCTTCATGACATTCTACAGTATCATCCTTTTGCATTCTCTCATACATGGGTTTATCTGTATATGCAATAGCTCTATGGCAATTATCGTGTATATAATGCTTAGTCACATTATCATCAAAGAATTCTTCTCTACTAACACCTTTTAATTTAGGAGTTCTTAATTTAACTCTTTCTATGGTACTTTTTCTATGTAATTTCCAATCTTCTTCTAAATAATGAGTATTGTATTCCAACATAGAATAGACAATATGTAAATCTGTCATATGTTTCATCCAGTTTTGCAAATTCTTACCTGGAACTACTATATGACCTTTCTTTAGAATATATAGTACTTCTAGCTTGTTTAATCCTGCTACTTTATATTCATCAATGAGACTTTGCAAGGATTTATCATTATCTGCTAGTAGAAATTCATATCTCTTGTTATTGTAAGTAGTAGATATAATATAATCATCTGTTGAAGTGTATGGAATCTTAATATTATCTTTAAAGCATATTACATCTATATCTTTACAATATCTAGTATTTAAAACACTAGAGCCTGTAATTATACAAGCTCTAGTATCATGAACTATTTCACTTAAATCTATATTTAACATCTTATAATTTTATTATTCATAAGAATCTTCTTCATATTCATCATAACTATATGAATCTTCATCATAATCATCCTCTTCTTCCTGATATCTAACTACTTCACCAGATTTAAGCACTCTAACTACTTGTTCAAAATAATCATCAATTACTACTAAATTAGGTTTATTCTTAAACTCTTCTATATATAGTTTAACAAATTCTGAAATAGGAGCCTGTCTAGCTATATATCTTGTTATATTTTCTAAGTATGTCATATTATTATTTATTTACTACTACAAAACCAGTTTTAGGATAATATATCTCATTATAATAATTGTCTTCATAATCTAATTCATTCATTTTAACTTTAGGTAATCCTCCAGATGTAAATCCTATGCACTCACCAACTTTAATTCCTTTATAGTAAGGAGGATTAAATGCAATTAAACATCCTATATAAGGTTTTACACCTCTTATATCCTCTCTAATTTTATCTTCTGATATATTATTCATCTTCTAATTTTACTCTTCTATAATCTGTAATAGTTTTTTCATAAGGCTCTACAAAGTACCATTTAGAATCACTCATATCTGATCCATCATATGATGCATACCACCCATCTGCTTGTAGATACCAATTGTACTTCTTAAAATGAAGTATAAACCCATATCTTTCACCTTCTCCTTCACCACCCCATTCTTTTACTACTTCATATTCACCAATCTCATTTTCTTCTGTAAATTTCTTTTTATCTTGTTTTACTGAATCCCGATATTTATTATATAACTTTTGAGCTAATGTCACCAAGTCATTATAGTTACTAGATTTCTCTTTTACACTATAACTATTATCTTTATGACTATTTCTTGTATTACATACATCTGTATATAATTTATATATCTTAATTGTCTCTTCACTCTCAGGAATATTAAACCCTTCTCCTGTATTATGTGCATGAGGAGTAAATCCTAATACAGTTAATTTATTTAAAAATTCTTTTCTTGTCATATTAAAATAGACTCATTTGAATAGGTTCTAATTGCAATATAAGTTTTCTACATTCAGATATATAATATTCATAATGAATATCATATTCTTGCATAGACTTTTTTTCATACTTATTAAACAATTTGACACCAAATCCTTTTAATAAATGTTGTTTAGATTCTTTATTTGTATTTTTATCTTTTACTTTATATAAATATGCTCCTCTTTTAGATACATAATATCTATTTATATGTTGTGTGGGTTGTCCATTCCATTCACATTCAAATGAATCACCCACTTTTTGCATCATGCAGTAGTCATATATATCATCATGTTCTCTAATAAATCTTTCAAATGGTATATTATCTACAAAATATGCTATAATAGCTTTACTAATAACAGGTTTATCATAACCCTTACCAAGTCTAACTTCTGGAATAAAAGTTCCCTTAGTTTTAACTTTATCATTAGTAAATATCATAATATAATTATTTACATCTCTTCTGATAATTCTTTTAATCTTATCATGATCTAATTCAAGATTAACTATTTTTTCCCATTTAGAACATATATCTAAGTATAATTCTTCTTGAGATTTTTTAATCAATACTTCAATTGCATCTGTATTAGCAGCAATAACATGTATACCATTTAATTCCATCTGTTCAACTAACATTAAGATCTGTAGCTGGCAATTAATAGTTATACTCATTGCTACTCTTGGTGAGTAAAATACTCCGTATTCATTGATTAATTGGCCATAGAAGCTATTTCCTACTAGTTTAAAGAATGTTTCGGATAACTTATCTCCAGCTAATTTAGCAGCTTTCTTACCTCCATATGCTTCAGCAAACAATGGTAGAAATATTTCAGGAATTAATTGATCTGGACAAAGTTTATTATTAATAAGAGTATTAGGATATTCACCACCCACATCAGACTGATAGTATATTTCATCTTCATTAGGAGCTATAATAGATGGATTATTTTCCGAATGAATACCACCACCACCTAGAGTATACATTGTATCATTATAGAAAAATTTATATTCTGGATAATTAACTTTAGGTTTTATCTTAAATGCTCTGAAATATTCCAGTACTTTATTAAATTCTTCTGTCTCAAATTTAATATGAGGAAATATAATATCCTTTACTTCTATTACTTCAGATTCATCATAATATCTATTTCTAGAGAATTCATATAAATCTATATTAGCTCTTTTACAATATTCTGAACTAAGATAATCTACTGCTACTTTAACTCCATCCTTACTATAACACTCTATTCCAAAATCTTTATAAACCTTATGGCGTAATTTAATATCATCTATACATAGATCAAATAGTACATTAGTAGAATCCACATCATTCCAACAATATTCTATTTGATCTAATTTCATTTCAGGAGTATGAACTTCATAAAATTTATGAGGTAATTCCTGAACATTGTGATATTTCATAGTTATTTGCAATTCTTTAAGCTTAACTCTCAAAGCTTTACTAAATAACATTGTTAATAAATCTATAGATTTATATAGATATGAATACTTATAGGGTTTAATTTTCTTATGATAGTTACCAAAATCTTCTTTCTCACCTTTAATTACATATTGTGAGAATTCATAAATATCATCATAAGTTCTATTCTTAGAAACTATATAATTAACTACAACATCATCATAATACTTATTATTAAAAGCTATTAACCATTTATTCTTAATGAATAATATTAATCTATCTCTATCATTTCTAGTTTCATCTATTATAAAGTGAACTCTCTCTTTAGTAGTTGCATGCTGAAAACATAATAGAATAAAATTCTTTAATCCTTCTATATCATATACCCAAGCATCCATTAGTAAGTTAATTGTACAAGATCATAATTACTACTATAAACTTGTTGTAATTGAATAAACTCCATCATTTCTATTCCTTGTAGTGCTCTACCTTCTAATCCTATTAATTGCATAAAGATATGTGAACTAATAATAATTCTATTATTCTCAATCTTAGCAGATCCTGGATTAGAATTTAATATATTAATCCATTCCTTAGCTTTATCTTTATTCTTAATATGTAATAGATCAATTATCATATATCAAATTCTATATTAAATTTCTCTTTAACTTCATCTTGTTTATCATATAACTCTATATCATCTAATATAGATGTATCTTCATATCCTAACTTATGTGCCAATTTCTCTTTAAACCCTTCATCCTTATTAAATACCTTAAAATAAGGACTGTCTTCTAATAAATAACCACCTCTTTTATCTTTAAGAAGTTTCTTATTACTATCATACACATGAGATTTATTAGGAAACAATTCTTTATATTCTTTAGAAAATTCTGAATATCTACCATCTAAAAATAGATAATATTCCTTAATAAATATCTGAGGAATCTTAAAGGTATATAATACATAGTTATTTCCTAGATCATTACATTCTATGTAATTCTCATTAGATATTAATCTACTTTCAAATCCAGCATATTGATAATCAAACTCACTAGGATTAAATAATAAAAATATTACTTCATAAGGATATTTAATCTTATTAGTTGTAATATAAGTATTAATAAATCCATTATCATAGAATTCTTTCTTGATACTATTCTTAATCTGAATAGCTGGTAATAAGAATATTGTTGATATATTTTCTTTATTCATTATTCTTTTTAAATATATCTAGTTCTATAATAGGACTTTTAGCTATCTCCCAAGGATAGCTCCAATCTCCTAATTTAGTTAATTCAGATATTTCATTAATAATTTCTTCCCACCCTTTTACATAAGCACCATTATATAGATACCCTCCTTCTCTAGCAATCTGTATATCATCCTTACTTAATCTATATACAAAATGATGATTAGATTTAATACTAGACATTACTACGAATAAGAAATCCATAATTTCATAATCTTGTAAGTTATTATCTATCATCCAGTATCTTAATAGTTCTGTGTAGAAACTACCTTGACGATAATAGTTATATTCAATTACAGATTCATGAAAATTAACAGCTTTCATAGAAGTTTTATAATCTATTATTAAGATTCTCCTCTTAGAATGATCTACTATTAATTTATCTATAGCACATTTACATGGAATACCATTTATAGTAATAAATATTTCTACTTGATAAAATACTTGAATATTACCTAAACTCTCTGTATTAATTAATAATCTAGTTCTGGGATTAGTTCTAGCTTCAGCTACCATCTTTTCAGCTCTTTTTAAGAAATCTGTAGAAATAACTGTCTTAGTAGAATCTTTAAGTATTCTATAATACTCTTCAAATTCCCTAAACTTATCTTTAAACTTATCTAAATTATCTCGTAATTTACCATCATTCTGGGCTTCTACTACGCTATATGCAATATCAAAATTCATGTCTACAGTATTTACTAATGCATTACAGAACTTAAGCATTTGCCCTGTAGGAACCTTTTTATCATATACTTGATATCTACTATCAAATTCATCTTTTGCAGTCAGTAATGTGTCTGCTAGGCTACCAAACTTCAATTGTTCAGTATCAAGAGATTTTAACTTATTCTTGAATACCCAATAACTAGTAAATTCATAGAAATCATCACAATAAATTGACATTAAGGAATTACTTAATGCTCTTGTATTAAAATAATCTATATTTTGTGTACCTACTACTTTAGACATAAACTATCTTTATATTCTTGTATACAATTATTAGTAAATTCTTCTATTTTATCTCTATATTCTTTGGGTAAACTAATACTATTGTGTGTTATTTCCTGAACTTGTAGTGAATCCTCTAAACCTAATATTTGCTCTTCCATAATTTTCTTACCCTCTTCTCCCCAGAACTTATGAAATCTTTCTAAAGTCTGTCTCATCTCATTTGCACTTTGAGTAATCTTCTTTTTAGTATTCTTATGAACATTACTTTCAGAAGATAATACTTCAAACTTTACTTTAGCATTATTAACATCCACTAATGCAGATAATAATAGCTCAGCTAAAGATTTTAATGTTAATTCATGATTATTCATTTATCTAATTTATACTATCTTCTATATCTAACCAATAGTTTATTATATAATCATCTATTAATTTAATTTCTTCTTTGTCTAATAGAAACTTATTATATACTATATCTTTTATCTTATAATAAGGTAATATAGTAGTTTTAATTTCATCTCCATATTCTTCTTGTATCCTATCATTTATTATTATATAGAATACTGTTACAATTACTTCTAGTTCCTTAGATATTTCTAGCAATATATTAGTTTGATTCATTATTCTAATATTTGTATTATAACTCCAGCATTATCTTTATCTACTTCATAACAATTACCAGTATCATTTAGTATAGGATATGGTAATATAAAATCTACATTATCATCCTCTATTAGATCATGTGCTGTTAATAGGTCATTAATCAGTTGGTTAGCATTATTGAAATCAAACTTTCTCTTGCTATCACGTATAAAATAAAATCCTAGTTTAATAGGATAATCTGTTATACTTTCTTTAAATCCTTCTAAAGATTCTAGGAATATATTAGGTCTATTTTTATCTGTATAGCCTTTAACTATCTTTCTAGAAGATGAATAACTTTGTATACCTAAACCTCTAAGATATTTAGTTACAGTCTTAGATGCAAATATTCCAGATGATGTTTTAACCTTTGAATTTTTAAGACTTGGACAATTTCCTTTTATAAACCAAGATTTACTATTATTCTCTATCATTTTACAAAGATATAAAATAAGCTGAGAATAACCCAGCTTATTTTATTTAAAAAGGAATATCATCTATATGAACATCTCTCCATCCTGCTGGTAAAGGGGGATTAACTCTTTCTAATAATTCCTGCACTTCAGATTTCTTACTATCTTCTACTATACTTGTTATAGTTTTATCTAAATCTTCACTCTTAGCTACTATACCATAAGCTATTCTTTCTTTCTCTAATCCTTTCTTAACTATCTCAGCAAAATATTTCTTTCTATCTGCTAAACTTTTAAAACTAATAGGTTTAGGATAGTTTATTAATTCATCTCTAAGACTATCAAATACTTTAATAGTGATATTATCCTTCTTACATTTCTGTCTAATCTTCTTAACAAACTCTCCTCTAATAGGATGCTCAGAACTAGGAGTATCTAAAGATTTATCAATCCATAATTCTAATATAGAAGTATTAATAGCTATATTATTTATCATACAGGCTTTAACATATTCTATATATTCTTTCTTAATAACCAGAGTGTATAATGGAGTAACTCCAATAGTGTTAATTTTACCTCTAAGTGAATTAGTCACTCTATAATCTAGTTCTGCACAAAAGAAATAATTAGTAAGATACTTCTTATTAGCTTGATTCTTCTTAGTAACATCTGTAACATTAAATAATGGTAGAAAACAACTATTTTCTATTACTTTAACACTAGCTCTATCTGTATGATTATTAGTAAATAGAATTCTATTATCTAAATCTGTATTAATAAAATTATCATAACTATCTAGTAATCCCTGTTTAGTATTTAGAGAAGGATATTCTTTAATCTTAGATAAATATACTAAGTGTTTATTATTCTTGAGATATGCTAATACTTTTATATTAGTTACATAATCATCAATATTAGCATTAATACTATGATAATTCTTTCTATTAAATTGATTAAGTAATATAGAGGTTTCTAAATATTTTTTGCTATTATTATTAAATATTTTTAAAGTGCATAATGGAACATACTCACCATCTATTTTAAAAGTATTTATTTTATCTTCTAATCTATTAGCACTATATCTTCTAATTACAGAATTCCATGTTATATCTGACCAAAACTTTTTATCATTATTCTCTTCCATATTATACTGCATTATAGTAAAAACTATTATATACCTTAGTTATAAAATAAGGTACTTCTCTAATCTCATCTTCGTATGCTAAATTGGTACACCAGTTTAGAAATACTGCTACCATATCAGATACTATACCCCATGATGCAAATCTAGTAGCTTTCATAGTACAAGGTTCATCCTCAACTTCAGAATCTTCAAATAAGGATTCCTCATACTTCTTATAGTTATCTTTAGTAACAGTATATATCTGATATGTCTCGCTGAGCAATCTACCATCAATAAGTATAAATTCACCTCTCTCATCTTCAGGAGTAGATTCCAATAATTCAACCCATTTATTATATGCTAATTTTCTGCTGTGCATATTATCAAATCCCATAAATGTTACAGGATTAGCAGGAGATTTATCATCATATCTTGAATTATTAGTTTCTATATCATTATCACTTCCTAAGAACTCTCTACATACTTCTTTAATAGCTTCTACCTTAGGTCTATTAATATCTTTAGTTCTAAAGTGCTGCGCTGCAATGTTTAATTCAGATATTTCGTCATTATCATATATACTCATATTAACTCCTACAGAACTTAATAAGAATATAAGATTACTACCTATTCCTCCACTACCTAGTACTAGAGCATATTTATCTTGTGCCTCATAGAACCAAGGTGCATCTGCAAATCTAGTTTTATAGGGACTAACATCTGCTGCCCCTATAAAACCTAATAAATCTTTATCTACTTTAGCCATCTATTAATGTTTCATTTTGATAATATTCAGGATAACTTTCAAATACTTCATATAAATCTACACATATTCCATATACTCCATCCCATGTATCCATACTAATACAACCTTTAGTTTTAACTAATGTAGGATGTATTTCTTTGAATACTTCAGAAGCTATTCTTTTCATTTGAGATACAAAGTATGCAATTTGATCCATATCAGATGATTTATCAAAATATTCATCAAATATTTTTAATCCATCAGCAACTTCAGTTATAATTACATTAAAATGTAATCCCTCAAATATCTCTAATCCTTGTTCTAGCCAATTAATAAGATGTTTATCAAACTCTTTATCTGATATACTAACTTTTAATCCAGATTTAGAACTAACTATTGGATATTCATTGCCATTTTTACCTTTACGTTGTGCAGATCTTTTATAAGCTTCATATTCTTTATCCCATTCTCTATCTATGTCATTAGTTGCCCAAGGAGTATCCTCCCATAAATCTGCTGATTCAACTATTCTAGAATTTTTATTCTGGAATTTACCAGGATAATATGATCCTGTATTTTGATATGTTTTAAATACTTTTTGAGCTGCTTTTTCTTCTTTAAGTGTTTCATACCTTTTTTGAAATGTGTCAGAAGGTAATGATGCCTCCTTCACTATTTCAAGATCTACCATAATAAGCATCTCTTCTGTAATAGAATCATATTCTTCAGAGTCACCTGGATTTTTTAATTTAAATTGTTTAGTAACTTCACCTACATATGCTAATTTAGCACAATACTTACCATCAAAATTTACAATTAATGAAAGATAATATTGATTTAATGGTGCATTATCATGAAGTTCTTCTTTATCAGTACCGCTAAAGACCTGATTATCATAGAGTTATAATGTATAATTACATTGGATTATTTCTATGAGTGGACTATATCATTATCCTAAATTTAGGATATTGGACTCTTTTTTACCATACCTTCAATATATAGTATAGCTAATTCCTGTTATTAAGATTATTCGCATAATCTCAGGTAGTCTCTGAGGTTTCTTACTCTGTAAGCTAACCTGCTGATTGCCTATCCCTAGGTGTTCCAGCATTCCATCCAATTTGCTATAGATATTACTAACTATAGGCCCCCTTTTATAGCGTTAAGGCATTCATACTATGGTGTGTCAATTTTGTTATCTATAAGGCTCTTTATCCTCATATTCTATATGTTGCCATATAGTTCAGACTATATCATCATCCCATTAGGATGTCGGGCGCTCGTGGATATATTATATTCTATATAAATATAGTTTCAATATCTAGTCGTTGCTCTTTCTATAAACATTTAGATTATAGCTTAGATCAGGATTATCTTTTCCTAAGACTTCCCCTGAATTCACCCAATTATTCGATAGAGATTACTCTCTAAAGCCACTACACGTTAATGGATTAATCCCCTTTTCAACTCCTCAGCATCATGTACTGTTTCATACATGTCGACTAACACTTCTGAATTAAACTGTGCTTCAGTATATCCATGTGTACCTATATCCATCATATAGAATCTTCTAGCTTCTAATATTAAAGATTCTGGATTAGTTATATCTCCTGCTAATTTCTCATAGAATAGTACACCACACCATTCTATATTACCTACTTTCTTATGAGAAAAATCTATTTGGTCTTGTAATTCTCTTGTGAGAATTAATTTACCTTTACCACTTAATGTAGTTTCAGGTAGTTTGCTACTTGTTGTTACAATACTCATCTATAATAATATTATTAAAAGCTTGTTCTAAATTATTTTTAATTGCTGTCAGTAAGTTTTTATTTACTTTACTAGGTGGTTCAGATGTAATCCCTTCATCATCTATACATTTAAATTTAACACTTTCTCCTTTAAATTTAAATCTCTCTCTATTATTATGTGCAGTATTATATCTACTAGCATTATATCCTGAATTATAAAGTAAATATTGTGTACCATTAGCCTCTTCATATACTAGATCACTATTATCACATATATCTTTTACCATATTATGAAATTCACTACCTTCAGATATTGATATTAGTGATAATATTCCTGTATCAGATACAGTAAATGGGATATTGTCTTTATATTTTTCTAGAAACTTTGTATACTTACTTTTTATATTATTCTGACTATATCCAGGTAGACTATTTCTACCACTACTATTTATTTCAGCCATTTTTCTATATGGCCCGCCTTCTAAACTTTCCCATGGTACATAAGTTTTAATCTGTTGTAACATTAGACTAAAGTTATCCTGATTATAGGAATGTATTAGCATGCTAGAATTAGATGCAATTTCAGTACTGCCTAAACAAAAATATCCAAATATCTCATCTCTATCTCCTCCGTTATAATCTATTTGAAACGGATATAAATGTGAATGTCCATATGAATTAGTTACTTCACTTACCGTTTTAGTAGCTCGCCATCCATGAAAATATGATGACATATTTCTTTTAGAAGATGCTAAATTGGGGTTTAATGTAATTCTTATAAAGAAATCTCTTAATAATCTGCTATTTCTTCTGGAGTTAGTTATAGTTATTTCAGGAAAATGAATATAAATAGTTATAAGTGTATCATTGTGTAGACTATTTAGAGAATTTTTAATTATCTCTATCCCTTCATCATATTTAGAATTAAGTATTCCACTCACTCTGCTCCATACAGATTCATCAAATTGCACATCCCAGTTACCAGGATAATATCCTTCTAATTCAGTTTTTATATATTCTATCTCAGTATCTATATATTCTTTATATATTTCTAATGTCTTACTTTTAGGAATACTAGCTTTTAACTTCTCAAATTCTTCCATTAAGCCCTCTAATTCACTAGTCTTAACTTGTACATCACTACTAGATTTAGAGCTCTCTATATCGCCTAGAATACCTGTTAAATTAATATCCAGATTCTCTATTGCATAATCAATATTACTTGATTCATTCATAATTGACTATTATTAAAAAAAATAGGTAAGGATATTCTCCCTACCTATTTCTTATTTATTAACCATTCATTTGTCTTTGAATTCTCCTGTATTCAGCCATATCAGGATCTTCCACCTCATTCATTTCATAATCTACACCATTATCCATTTCACCATCTTCTACTTCTTCAATCAATTCATCTAGTGCATCTACAAATTTCTCTCTAAGACGAATTAACACTGCTTTAATATCTACCATAACATTTGGTTTTAAATTGTTTTTAAAAAAATTAATTATTTACTCCTCTAGTTATAATATATTTCCAATAGAACCCTCTATAGAGAGATTCAGCTTTAGCTGCCATTCTAATATTGCCTATATTATAACCAGTTTCTTTAGCACATTCTTTAGCCGAACCCCATATTTTTATTCCATTCTTATCTAGATCCATTTGAATAATAGGATTAGACTTAGGAGTTGTATTACAAGAATCTATTTTTAATGGGAATTCTTCAGAAGTTTTATATTTCCATACATAGCCTCCAGAGCTGCGAATTTTACCAGTACAACACATTCCTATTTCAGGATTATTCTCAAAATCTTCCAGAGCTATTCTTATAGATCTATATTCTTTTATAAAATTTCCTTCTAGATCATATTGTAATACTGGAGTAGCTCTTTCTCTCATTTTCTCTATAGATTCTTCTGTGTGAGTTCTACCAGTCTGTGCTAAAGACATTTTTCTTTTGGTTTCTTCAGAAGCTTTAGTACCTAACTTGGCTTCAGCCATTCTAGCTCTAGATTCATCAGTATATATTCCTGTTAATCCCTTATTCCAAGCTGTAACACCTCTTTTAAATACTGAAGATTCTCCTCCCGCTGTAACATTTTCTATACCATGTAATTTTTGATAATAATCGATCCAATAGATTTCTCTTTCTGCCCAATTATTATCATTACAAGTTTCGATTATATCATAGGTAGGCGTAAGATTATTAGCAATTAAATCTCTAATAATTTCATTTTTACCTTTTAATTGTGGATTTGCCTTAGCTTTATAAATGTGTCTATTAATTCTATCTTTCATATTAGTAGTTTGTCCAATATAAAATATAGAGTTATCTCTTGGATCTTTTAATGCGTAGATAAATACTTGTTTACTCATTTATATTATTTTTAGTGAATAACAAAGGTATATAATACTTTTGAAACTACCAAATTAATTAACGAATATTAGTTATTTTTTATCCAGCCAGCTTTTATAGCTTTGCCCGATAAAAATATTACATCATCACTAGTAGGTAATGCAGCTTCAGGATTTTCCATATTATTCTTAGTAGATTTAATAACAGCTAGCATGTTATCTAAACCATTAATTCTACCGGATAATTCACTCTTTAATTGACCCCATGTAGTAGCATTAGTAGTTACTGTAAAAGGTTGTCCTTGTGGACTGATAATTTTAAAATTTGGCATTTTAAATACTATTTATTTTGTTTAAAAATTCTTGAACTATTTCAGATCCATGAATTTTATATAAATCTGAAATATCTTTACAATTATATTTTTTATTAATGAAAACAGGTTTTATATTAAATTCTTTCCATAAATATTTAGCTCCTTGTATACCAGATATATCTCTATCATATAATGAGATAATATTACTATAATACTTCTTAATATGTCTTATAAAATCTTTATGAAATCTATGCTTCTCGCCATGAATGGCCATAGCATCTATATTATATTTCCTCAGTAACATAACATCTTTCATAGATTTTGTAAGAACTAATAACGTATTATTTTTATCTTTAACATTACACTGATAATAACCTTGGATATCTTCATAGTTATTAACATTACCCATAAATCTATATTGCTTACTATTAGGATAATATATCTTTACATGATTACTTTTCCTAAAATAATATACATATCCTGGATTATTAATATCATAACTATAACAAAGTTTATGATTACAATATATTCTATCTGCACAATATACATCATATTTATGAAGTATATCTAAATCTATCCCATATTGTAACCAATAGTTTCTATCATCGTTATTGAAGTTTCTAACCACTACTTGTATCTTATTACTTTCAGATAATACACTTTCACCTATCTTATCTAACTTCTTTATCTGAGTATTAGTCAAAGGTTTACTTATAAGATTACTTGGTAATATAGTTTTAATAGATTTATCACAGTATAATCCTAAGTTAAAATCATTATTAACTTTAACTGTAGCTGTGAATAAATCTATATTATATATCATCATAATATAATCAAATATACCACCTGAGAAATATCCTCCAAAGTCTTTAGCAAGTATTCTTCCTTGACTATTCCTATATATACTAAAAGAAGGGTTATTATCTGGCCTATAAGGAGCTTTTATACAAACACCTAATTTAAAATCTGTATTAAGATAATATCTCCAAAGTGCTATTTCGGAGATATTATCTAGTATATTCTTTACTGACAATTCATTTTCTATTAATTTTTCTTTAGTGAAATTGAACATGAATGTCTTATATTATTTTTAATCTTAACTAAAATGGCAAACTATCATCTGTACTAGAGATATTATTAAGAATTACTGAATCTGAGTTAGTAGACTCATTATTAGTACCTCCATAAGGATATCTCTCTTCCATCATTCTAGTTTCCTGTGCAGAACTTTTAAACTTAACTGTAGGAGTTTTAACAGTTCTATCTGCATTATACTGTGTAGCTTCTACCCATTTAGCACCTCTATCAGGAATAGTAAGATTACTTTTCTGAGTAGAATCATTATTCTTCCAACCTACTACAATATTAAGTTTAGTAGAAGTATCTCCAGAATTAATAAGATTATTAGCTTTATCTACTAAATCTTTCATTCCATCAAACTTACCTAACTCAGTCATAGTTTTCTCTTCACCTACAAAAGCACTTACCAAATATGCTAGTTTAAAGAATACCTCTTTCCATGCACGTTGATATGCTTCTTCCTGTGTTTCCTCACCTACCACTTGACCTTTATCATATTTCTTTGCTGGGTATACTTTATCTTGTTTAGGAGCAAATGTTTTATCTCTAAAACTTACACCATTTACATCTAACTTAATGTCAAAACTTTCATATGTTGCTGTTGCATCATATACTAACTCTACTAATTGTGCACCTGTGTGTGTACCAGCTGTTCTTAAATATTGTACACCAGTACTTGGTTTTTCATTACTGAAATCAAACATTATTCTATTGTATTTAAATTAAAAATTATTCTGTTATTAAAATTCCTTTCTTATCTATTCTAAATTATTTACCATTAATAAACTCATCAATAATAGCAGGATCTGTAACTGTTTCAACTGTTACTATACTACCTACTTGATTTTGTTCAAATACATCAGGAAAGTTATTTACATTCTCCTGAGTTACTTCTACTTGTTCTACTATACCACTAGGAGTGGTTGCTACATTATTATTTACTACTGCTTTCTCCTCTACTACTGGAATAAAGAAACTATTAGGTTTCTTACGTAGATTAATACCATAAAACTTACAAATAGCTTTAACATTATTAGTACTACATTTTCTACCTGCTAGTTCTGTTAATTTCTCAGCAATAATAACTACTGGCATTCCCAGACTTATTTTCTCTTCTAACCATTCTTTGGTTACTTCAAATTTACCTTGCATATATATTTTAAATTATTAATTTACTTATTTATAAATCTTTATATCTCCATATAAATCCTTTTATGAACTTTTTTCTTTGAGCACAGCAATGTGAGATAGAAGTATAATTTACTTTATAATGCTGAGCAGCTTCTTTTATAGAATTCCATTCTCTAATAAAATTCATCTCTTTATCATACTGAATAATCTTTCTTTCAAAATGTTTACCATAATTCTCTGAATTATACTTCAATCCTATATGAGATTTAGATAAATTTTGTTTATGCGTTTCTGAAAATATTATGCCTTTTCTACTTTCAGACATTAGTTTTTTAGATTCTTCACTATGTTTCTTTCCTTTGTTAGAATTTGAAATTTTATTTTTATGCTCCAGAGTATGTTTAGTTCCTAATACTCCTTGTCCTCCATTACTATGATTAACTAGATCAAATCCCCAAGTTTTACATTGAGATATCCAATATATTTCCCAAAATTCCCATTCATCTTCTTCTATCTCATCTAATAATATCAATACTGGTTTAATTCCATTCAAAGATTTTATCCAAGATACTTTATGTGTTCTAGCATTATCTCGTAAATGTTGATATAATCTAGAATTAATATTATTAGCCTTACCTACATATCTTATTTTATTTGTAAGAGGATCTAATAGGGCATATATATTAGTCATTTACTAATTTTCATATTCCTTTACTGCATCTAAGACTAACTGCAAATCATTATCTATAAATGCTTCTTCAAATAACCCCATAGGAGTTTTAGCTGGACTTGCAATGTCACTAGTTTTTCTAGTTTCAAATCCAAATTCAACCTGTTTATCTTTTCCTATTCTTGCTTTACCATATAAAACTTTATCAAATAATCCTTCTAGTGTTAACTGGGTTTCAATCATTTTACCACCAGTTTTGGGTTTAATAATTTTGTTACCATCAATATCTAAGGAAATATCCGGATGCATCATATAAACTACTATTAGATCATCTCTAAATGATTCTGGAGCAGTTGCTAAGGTTTTAATCTCTAATGCTGTATCTACAAATTTATTAAAACCTGTTTCTTTAGCTTTATCAAATAATTTATAAGCTGAGATGTAATTAAAATCATCTATAATTAATGTTTTAATTTCGGGTCTTTTCTCATTTACATACTTCATCATAGCTAAGATACTAGTTCCATTGGAATTATTGAATAAGTTTCCATTAGGATTATCTTTAGATACTTCTACATATTTACTCTTCCAACCTTTAAATGGTAATGGTTTACTTAGACAGTTAATAATAAATGTCTCTCTTGGATTTAAATTTCTAAGTGATGTAGATTTACCACTACCACTTTCTGCAATAGTTAAAATTCTATTTGCTAACATTATATTGTATTTTTAAATTAGTTACTTCTTCTACTAGATTCTAATGCTGTATATATTCTCTTTATCTCTTCTGAATCTGGCTTAGGTAGTTCTACAAAAGTATTATTAGCTCCATTAAAATATACAGGTAATACTAAGTTAGGTGTTCCTAATCTATTTTTAAGAATATGTATAGATCTAAATGCATCTTTAAGTTTATTAATATCATAACCTAGATATTCAGGTATTTGATATCTCTCTGGTGCAAATAGACCTAGTACTATATAATAATCCCTACCTATAATCTTATTATCACCAAGTTTATCTAATGCTGGAAGTAATTTGTTTACTATAGAATCTCCACTAAAACTAAACTGTTGCTTATCTCCAGACATTTCCTGTTGATGTATCTGAACTACACAATAGTTAAATCTCTTAGCTAATATTTTTCTAGCATAGTCTGTACTCCACTTAGACATAGCTTCATGTTTAGTGGGACTACCAGATTCTGGTTCAGTTAAACTAATATGATCTGAAGAAACTAATATAAATTCTTCAGGATCATTAGGAGTATATTTATAATAACAATATTCTTCTTTTTGTTTAGCTGATAACTTAGCTAATTCTATATGTGATATTAATTCATTATCTAAAGGATCTTTTTTAGTTAGAGGTCTATAATAATGCACACCATTAGCTGTAGCATAGTCTCTGCAATATCTGTACATACCAGTAGGATTATAGATATTATCCACAATATGAAGATATTTTACCATATCATCAAAATATTCTTTACACTCTGCAATATAACCTAATATTTCATCTGATAGAATATGATCTCCCATACTTCTTATTTGTAATGCAGATATAGTTATTCCATATTTCTCCTTTAATCTATTACAAATCAAATTAATCATAAATTCTTCTCTAGATTCCTCTAACGCAAAATAAATAATTTTTAATTTGATATTTAATTCAGGATGATCTTTCACAAACTTATATGCCTGTAATACAAATAAAAACTTAGCTAATTGTGTTTTTCCAATTCCACTTGCCGCAGTAATACAATAAACTATTCCTCTCATAATACCTGGTAAATGTCTGTCTAGTCCCTTAATACCAAATGGTATAGAGTTATATTTACCTAGTTCTCTATTCTTCTTATTCCTATCAATATTATTGAAGGTTTCATCAAATAAGCTATTATCCTCCATTACATCAATTGATCACTAAATGAACTAATACTTTCAGAATTACCATTTACTATATTCTCACATTCAGATGCTAACTTACTACCAAATCCCATCTTAGATATAAAATAATGAGCAGCACTACAGTATTCAAATCCAGTTCTTCTCTGTTGCTCAATATAATTCTTAGTTGCCTTTAAGATAATATCTTCAGAATACTTATACTTTTTTAGAAATCCTTTTAATTTATTCTTAGTATCTACTTCATTACTTTTTAAAGTTTCACCAGCTCTATTCCTACCTTTAGGATATAATTCTAAAAACTTCTTTACTAATCTATCTAAATCATCTACTTCAGATTCTGTAACTATTTTATCTATACTTTCACTAATAATAACATCTAAATTATTAATATGTATCATACATTCTAATAATAAAGCTGCACCAAATTCTGTAGTAATATAATTATCTACAGAGAAATTCTCAATATTACCTATTCTCTCAATAAGTAATTTCCTTTCAAATCTTTGAAATAATGCTATAGATTGATTGATATTTCTATTACCAATATAAGCATTTAACAAATCTTTTTCTTCATTCTCAATACAATAGACTATAACTAAATCATCTAAGTTATAATTTCTTCTAGCTAGAAAATTTACCAGATCTACTGTAATATTCAATTTAAAACCTTGTTTAATAATTCACACATTTAAGGTAAATAATAATTTCTCATATTATTTCATTTAAGTCATCCTGTTTAATCCAATTAATTCTATTTTTATTTATTCCATTTAAAGCCTGTTCTAGCCATTGTAAGTCTACAGAGTTATCATAACATGTAATATAAATTTTAGCCACCCTATCATCCTCTAAATTGCACATGCGTAGTATTTTCTGAATACTCATCTCACTATTAGATTGTAACTGATGAATTACTCCTATTTTAAGATTGGGTACTGTTATCTTTTTTATTTTATTAGAATCTTTTTATCAGTAACTAACTGTAATTCTAATCTTACATTTCTGTAAGGATCGGACTATATCTTATTTTCTCTTATCACTATATCCCCATATTTCCATAAATACCCCTTATAAGGAACTCTTAGTTTATTTGCTCTTGCTATAGAAGAATGATTGGTTGTGCCAATAAAGTTATTAGCATCTCTTATAGAATTGAAAGTTCTTATATATTTATTATCTAAAGAATACATGTGCACTTGTCTAGTATAATGAATTGCTGTTTTAGAAGACTGAATATAATTTTCTATATTCCTAGGAACACCTATGTTATTTTTATAGGTATAATCTATAGATGAATCATATTCTGTATCATATACAAATATATATTTTTGATTTTTTCTTTTATTTTTACAATTATTAATAATTGTTTCTTCTTTCATATTTAAAAAATATGAAGCTTCTTTTATAGAAGAAAATTTATATAAAAATTCACTGTTCTTAGATAGAACTATTACTCCCTTTCTGTTACAATCACTACCATCACCTCCTTCTGTAATATTACATAATATTCCTCCATTATTAACTCTTCCATATAAAGCAATAAGTTCAATTTCCTTATTTTTAACTTCTTTATAATTATCTGATTCAAATATAATCTCTATCTTATAATTAGTGAGATTAATTATTCTTTGCCAATAAGGATTCTTTCTATATTTTGAATATGCTCTACTATAGATAGATCTATGAGTATTACAAGTAAACTCTTTAGTCCCTATTCCAATATAAAAAGGAATATCTTTATCTAGTCTAATATGTTGATATACGTAATATTTCATTTGCATATACAAATGTAAGAAAATTTCACCTTTTCCCAAAAACTTAGTTACTGTTTTTAGTACTCCCCTTCCGAGGGATAGTCTCTACACCTTCTCTATATCTAATAGAGCTTGGCTCGGTATTACCATATCATAATGACTTAGGTTTCACCGAGTTAAATGAATACGGGCATAACATATTTGTCCACCCAAGATTCCACAACCTACAACACCTAACTTATTAATTTCTTCCTCTTGAAATTTAAGTAAGTTATTATTTTTCTTATTCTTACTATGATGTGTATATTCAGATAAATATTCTGCTTGTTCTATTCCTCCAGAGAATATCATACATCTTTCAAATTTATCTATAATCTTTTTAGCTATTTCTAACTTAGATTTAGATGTATATATAAAGTTCTTTCTTATTCTTGCATAATATTCTTTAACTGAACTAAAAGTATAATCCTGTTGAGATAATGTCCAAAACTTATTATATTGTTTATGTAGAAAATCTGAATGACCTTGTTCTGTAGTTAAGATAGGATTCTTTTTGATACCAGATGGTATATCTATTACTTCATTGTCAAAGTTACATAAAATTACATTAACTTCAAAATTTGAGATAATGTTATCCTCTATAGCTTGTTCAATAGAATAACTATATATAATATCTAGTCCTAATCTTCTCTTTAGATTTATCTGTGTACTTAGATCAAGTGTTCCTGTAAGTCCTAGTAGTCTCTTAGGTTTCTTTTTAATTATATAATTAATTTGACCTGGACTTAACATTTGTATTTCATCTATTACTAATAAATCTAAATTACTATCTATATTCTTTAAACTGGCTGAACATATTAATTTAATATCAAATCCTAATTCCCATTGTATTATCTCATTTTCCCAACTAATTCTAATATCATCTCTAGGTGAACTAATACAAATATTCCATTCAGATTTATCTCTAATAGAATCTATTAACATTTTACTTTTTCCAAATCTCGGAGAAATCAATGTAATTCCTTTATAGTCACTATTTATTATAGAATCTGATGCATCTTTTTGTAATAATTCTCTCTTATTCATTATATTCCTTTATATGTAGAGTTCTGTAGTCTTGCTGCTACTGCAAAATCTGATTCATCTAGTATATATTCGTTAAATTCTTGTTGTGATAATTCTACTATATCTTTTTGTTCCCATTCAAACATTATTACTAGTTTATCATATTCAGATTCTTTATTAACAGGAACTTTTAAATTTAATTTAATTTCATTCAGTTCACCAGATTCTAAATGTTTCCCAGCCTTTTCTATTTGGTTATTAGCTTGAATTTTAAATGCCTCTACAGCTTCAGTATAATCTTTTATATGAGCTTGTTTATTCTCCTTAATTTTAGCTATTAAATCAGCCTTATTAATATTAATTACTCTGTTTGAAAATTGTCTCATTTATTTATCTTTATAAATAATATCTAATAACTTAATATTACTCAAGTTATTAGATATTATTAGTTAATTTATTAAAATAAAAGTTTCATTTTATATGGACTTAAAATAATCTCTGTTTCAATCTCTTCAGACACTTTATAATATCTACTTCCATCCGGTCTATTGTATACAGAGTATTCATTTTTTCCTATAATAACTCTCTCATCTTTTATTTCCTCATCAGTAATAGTAATATGTCTTTGGATATTCTCCAGATATTTAATTCTCTTAACTCCATTTTTTAATCTCTGTGTACTAGCAATATCAGATTGAGTGATAGTTAAATCTCCATCTTCAACCCATAAATCATCATCAATTTTACAGCTTCTATAGATTTCAATATCTTCTTCATTATCAATTTCTCTTGAACCATAATCTACAACTTTACCATCTACCATATGCGTAATATTATATCTTTGTGGCTCTATTTCAAGATTAAGATGTTTAGCACATACTAAAGCATCTTCATTAAATAGATTCATTTCTCTTATCATATAAGTAAGTATATCAAATGTACACATACCTAATATATCTAAGAATCTATAAATACTATCTTTATGATCTTTATTGATTAATAAATCTTCAATAACTTCTTCTATTACATCTTCTTCTAGGTGATCATAGTGTTTACGATATTTAATACGACCAAGACGATTAATTAAATATTCACTAACTCTGCTTTTATTCATAGTAAATAAGAAAAGTAATCTAGTAGGATATTGTCCATCCATAATAGATAGTAGACTATCCATAATAGTACTATCTTCTTCCAGGTTGTATACTTTTTCAAATTCATCTATGAATATAATACATTCTCCTAGTGCAGGATTAGTAATCCAATCTACAAATCCAGGCCCCTTAAATGATGTATTAATCATAATTACTGGTAATTCTGAATCTATACATAATTTCTGAGCAGTAATAGTTTTACCACTACCTTTAATACCTGTGAGATTAATCCCCATATTTTTAGAAGTTTCCTTCCATGAAGTTAACCATCTATTTACTATAGAATGGTCACCATATATCTTTTTAGGTAATTGAAATTCTTCTTTTTGTACTAAGAAGAATTCCATCTGATCTGCATTTAACAGATATACTGCTTTAGGTAATTTAGTAAATGTATTATCTTTATGTAGATCTGTAATTCTTAATTGATCACCTTGCTTAATAATAACTGACATAGTTTAGTTGTATTTTATCTATTTATTTCTTAATTATTTAATTTCTCTCTAATTTCTTTAAGATTTATTTCATTATAATACTTACCGTCTTGATAAATAGTTTGTAATATACCTGTATTTTCTTCCTCTTCAGTACATTCAGATTTTACTATATATTCTCCATTTTCATGATATACTGCTTGGAATCCTTTTAAAGATCTTTTACTTCCATCGTCTGTAATTGGATCTTTATAGATATTATAACCTTTTGAACCATCAGTATCTTCTATTTCAAACCAAGCTCCTTTAATAGCATAACCTGTTGAGTCTCTGGTGATCATAGAGTAAGTATAACTTCCGACTCCTAATAAAATATTACTAGCTGCAAAACCTTTAGTTTCTAATCTTTCATACATTTGGACTTGTCTTTCTAAGTTTATAGAATCTCCATATATTGTATTTACATGTGAATCTAATACTTTGTATCCCTCAGAATTAACAGTTCCTCCAAAGATACCCCATAATAATTCTACAATACCTTTATAAGAAGGTTTATACTCTATTTCTTGATATTCTACAGATCTAATACCATCAAAACAATAATGATCATTATCATTATGATCGTGGAATTTATTTATTTCAGCAGTAACTTTTACTTTATATAACTTATTATCTATCTTAATAGTTTCTTCATGAGTATCTTGATAATAATCTTCTCCTATATCGAAATATTCAGCTCCTCCATCTCTATAATATTGATCAATATCTTCTACAGATTTAAGATATTTCTTATCTTCTTTGAATTTCTTACCACATACTATATCTACAGGATCTCCACTATCTCCTCTGATGACTAATTTACCATCTCTATTTAAAATATCTTCTTTAAGATCGACTAAATATTCTGTAATTAGTTTCCATATATCAAATGTATCTGCTACAATAGATAAAATTCCTTTAGGAAAATCTCTTAACCAATCTTTCAACATTTGTTTCTCACCAACAGTAAATATTTTGGTTGTAGATACAGAATGTTCAGAAGCATTTACTGAATTTACACATACTTCATCTAAGGGTTCATTATAGTAATATCTAGCAGCAGGTATAGTAATTAAAGTATCTGACCCTCTAAATGAAGTAGCATGAGCTAATCCCACAGATATCATATCATGAGGATTTAAACCTCTGGCACTAAAATCATGCATGTAATAAGGAATCAATCCAATATTGTCTCTATCTGTTTTATTAAACCATTCTACAGCATTTCTTTTATATTGTAATGCTATTGTAGCAGCTACTTGAGGTTTCCAACTTAATGCTGATATAATAGTTTCAAGATATAGAGTAAGCCACGCAAAACCCTTAACTGTATTAATAAAGGTCATATGCGGAATATTAGGTAATGTTTCTATACCTTCAGGAAGGGACTTAATTTTAATAGGTAGATATCCTAAATCATATAAATCTTCAAAATGTTTTCCATCATAATCCATTCCTAAATATAAACTCATATCTTTAGGAAATTGCATTGCGTCTTCTTTAGCTATTCCAAAGAAATTCTCTGTAAAATTATCATGCAGCCATTTTACTGTTAATTGTTGTCCAAATGATACTATTTTAGTAACTCCTGGAGGAGCATGTTTGAGATTTCTTGGAATAGCAGTTCCATATAATCTTGTAGTATTTGGAGCTAACATTCTTTTATGTCCTACTTTATATCCATCAGAATAATAAAGTGAATTTGGTTTAAAACTCATTATTTAATATAATTTTATCTATTAATTTAGAATTGTTTTGATTAATAATTAGATGTTGAAATCTTTCATAGAATTTATAATCATCAGTTTCATAGATATGAATAAAGTAATTATGATTCTGTAATTCAATAATATCTTCTTTGGTAAACCATTGGTATAATGTATCTAAACTATCTGTAGCACTAAGATATCCTACTATTTCAGGATCAAATTTCATTTCTAAAGTATTATTCTTACAGAAATTAAACTTATTATGAATTAATCCTGTAAAATTACCTTTGAAATCATACCACAATCCTTGTTTAGTATCTGTATTACATACTCTATAGAATCTTTTAGTCATAGTTTATATATTTTTAATTTATCCGACTCTTTTAAAGTACAAATAGAATCTGTAGTATAGATTATATCAAAGTATTCTACTAGATGTTCTATTCCTTTATTAAAAATCCCATGTGAAACTATTAGATATAATTTACCACAATTCTTTTTCTTAAGCTCAGTAGCTATATTAATAAACGTCTGTCCGCCAAGAACTATGTCATCTATAATAAAACAATCTCTACCTTCTAGATCATTACAATTCACAACTGTAGTTATAGATTCAGTAGAATGATCTCTAGATTTCATACAAGTTATAAAATTAGGATATTCTAATTCTTGAATATATTTAAATTGATTTTTAAATGCTCCGGAATCAGGAATTACCCATATAGCATTCTTATTATCTATATTCTCAATACAATCTTGTATAAAATACTTATTAGTTTTAACTTCACAATAATTTAATAAGGCAGATGATACATCACTATGAGGGTGAAATAAATATATAAAATCAAATTTTAGAGAATTTATATAGTTACATATAAATTTTAATCCAAAGGATTCATCTGTATTAAATATTCTATCATCTTGTTGATACATTAAATAGCTTAAATGCAAACTAATATCTATTCTAGTAAATATAGTATCTATAGTTTGTTTTATTAACCCCAGTGCTATTAAATCATCACTATTCCTTAGTGTATATCTAATACAAATATGCTCAGGTTCATAATCCATAACCTTATCTTCCAGAATAAATTTTATAGAATTATCTGGGAATTTAAATAATTTATATTGTTCATAATCTCCAAATCCTGTTCTTAAGTCTAATGTCATTATTTTAATAGTTTAGTTTTAATAATATTTTTATGATATTCATAATTACCATCATTTATAGTAGACTTAGATATAGGTATAAGATTAATTCTATTTGTAATAAGAAATTTATGCTTATATTTCTTTAATTTAGTTTTTAAATACTCTTTATCTTTATTACTATCATAAGTAAATAGATAATCATATATAAATTTATATCTTTCTTTTACATCAAATATCTTATTCTCACCTCTTCTATCATATCTATAACATAGGGATTCATCATCAATTCCTAACCAAAACCTAGTTAATAAATATACTATTAAAGGAACTCCTTGATAACAAGTTTTACTAAATGGTCTATTAGTACCATAATCATAGAAATAACAAGTATTACCTATAGCTAAGTTAAATAATAGATTATGATCTAGTTCAGTTAATAGTTTTAAATAATTCTTATTCTCTAGTGTAGTAGAAGCTATGTAAGTAAAGTTTAACTGTTCAATAGGAATAATAAATTCTATATCTTCTAATTTTTCGAGACCATTTGTAAGATTTAAGAAATATTTAGTCATGGTAGATATTTTATACAAAGAAGTATTGCTAATATAATGGATATTAAGATTAGTATAAATCCAAATGCTCCAATTCTAGTAGCTGATTCTCTATCTTCCATAGAATCTACTCCACAATACATCTTATAAGAAAGTATTATTATTACTAATCCTAGAAGAAATATTACTATAGTTGCTGTTATCATTTATTAGTATTTTGTAGCTCTAATTTAAGCTTAGTTAATAATTTACCTAATAGATTCTGACCTTTCCATTCAGATTCAGGTATTTTTCTAGCATCTAATTCAGATAATCCAATACCCCATACTTTATCAAATGGACTAGCTTCAACATACAACTCAGATTTATCATTAATAATACGATTTAGCAAAGTTTTATTTTGAGTATACTTAGCTTTTAATCCAGTATATACTATATCTTCTTTAACTTCATCCCATTTAGTATTATCAAATCCTTTTACTTGTCTGCCTAATGCTTTATGAGATTTAGGATCTCTTACTGCAAGTATTCTATTAGCAGTATCTTTATCATTAAATGTCATAGCCTTCATATACATCATATATTGTTCATTACAACAGAATGTTAATCCATCTATTGTAAAATCTGACATATACCAATTACTATAACTACCTCCCCAAAAGAAGGTATATTTCTTATTATCCATAGTTTAGTTTAGTTTTAAATTCCTTCAAATTTTATTTTATAAGCTTCACAAACCTTCTTTACAGCAGATTTATATAGGTTAAAATCTTGATTATTAATCTCAAAAAGTTCCCAAAGTTTATGTTCTATAAAGAATTCTGCGTATCTAGTAGAAATAAGATGTAATGAGCAGTTTGATCTTGAATGACTAGAGCCATCTATTGTAATAAAATCTTCTTCATTCCACATTCTATACCATTCATCTTCTGAATAATCTTCTTTATTACAACTATAGTCATTTGGATTCTTAATTTTCCATTCCCCAAACTGAACAGGTTCCATTCTGCATGTAAACAACCAATCACCATATTTAGGAATTCTTTTAATAGGTATATGTAATACTGATCTGGAAGTTCTCTTTTGTCTACCATAATCTTTCTTCCTTTTAATTCTATGAGTAAGCCATAATTCATTATCTTTAGTTAGTAATATTACTTTACTACCTTTTCTAGAAATTAATTTTGATTGACCTATCATAATTACATTTTAAAATTAGTTTCTTTAGTATGTCTTACTAATGAATATTCTTTTGAAGAAGTTAATAATTCCATTATATCCCATACTAAATCATCTCTGTCTAAATCTATACCTTCATATGGAATCTCTTTACAGTTATTATCTATAATTTTTAATAATTTTTCTTTAAGAATATAATCATTTTGTGATACTTTACTTGTTTTCATTTGTAATTAATTTAGCAAATTCTTCTTCGAATATAATGTTATCTGGTAAATCTCCATATTTTTTTGCTATAGAAATAGCTACTGAAAACATATCTGCCATTTCTTGAGAAGTGTAACCATTTAAATTATTTCCAGTGTTACTATAGACTATATAATAATCCTTATTAGGAGTTGTCTTAGCAAATAAATATAATGATAATATAGAAGCTTCAATATATACAGGTGATATTGATGGATGTATTTTTTTAGTAAGATCTTTAGTAATAATAGCATAGGAATTACCTTGTAGTCCAGCAGGTTGCCCATATATAGCACCAAACTTCTGTCTAGCTAATAATGCAGCTCCTTTACTATGTCTACCTTGAGTATTACTTCCAAATACGAGTACTCCATTCTCAGGTAGTTTAGTTATTATTCCTTTATAAGTTCTCATTATTCTTTACATTTCTCAATATTAATATTTACTTTACTAATTCTATTGACCATAGAATCGGCTTGATGTTTTCTAACACATACTAAACTATCTGTTACTATAGATATGTCATCATAATATGACTGTATTATTTCATCTTTGTACCAAACATAAGTACATAATGATACTCCCGAAGGAGTTAAATATTTTGTTTCACTAATTTCTTGTTGTATTCTAACTTCTTTATTATTACAAGATATGAATCCTATAAATAATACTATAATTAATTTTTTCATAGTTCTTTATTTTGGTTATTATATCTATCTATTAGTTTTGATAGAGTATTTAGAATTAACTTTTTATGAGAAAAAGTATTAGGATCTGATGGTCCTGGAATTAGTATATTTAATTCTTCTTCAGGTGCATATTCACAGATAAAGTAATATTCACTATTATTTATTCTGTAATAATCTTTAAATGTGCTATCAGCTAAATCTAATAATCCTCCACTTAATAATTCTAAATCATCTCTATTTTTTCTCAATAATCTGCTAGTATTAGTCATACTTTTTTATTTAGATATTTAAAACATTCTTCTATAATATTCCAATATGGATTAGTAAATACAACTTTATTTATTCCTAATTCTACTACTTCTCCATTGAAATATATAATATACTCTAATTCTAATGTCTCATGGTCATAACCATGAATAATATTAATCTTGTTTTCTTTTAGAAATTTATCTATTTTTGGAAATAATTCATTATAATCATAATCTGTATTATTAGGATTGAACTTATTCCAAGTATTACTATATTTCTTTAAATTATTAATTAGAGTATTTAACATAGATTAGTTTTTATATTTTTCTTTTAATTCATTAACAAAAGCAATTCCTGAACTATTCAATTTGCTATTAGTCCAATATGAATCCTTATCATGTATTCTTTGAATATGTTCCCAGAAAGAAATATCGTGTCCTTTATATTTATCTTGTAAAATACTATCAAGTTCTAACATAAGATTACTTAATGCGTTAGTTACTGTACTTTCATTTTGTTCTATTAATTTATCTTTAAATTCTTCTTTAGTACATCTACTAAAAGCACATTGAATATTATTATCTGGATGATAGTAATAACATGAACTTGCTCCTTCATAATCTGTTCTTATACTTCTAGGATTATTATTATAATAATCTACTGTCTCATCAATAATTTGATGTTTAGTTAATCTTGTTTCCATTTTTTATTAATTTTAATAATTTCACTTATAGTTGTTGGAATAAAATAAATTAGTAATAATAATATAAAGTATTTGAATTGATATCTATTAAATATACTACACAATACCATTCCTACTATGGAGAATATACTAAAAGAAAATAGATTCTTTTGAATACATTCTTTAATTTGATATTTATGAAATTCTCTCATACTACTTTATATAATCTTCATTTTTATAAAAGCTAACTAAATTTAATACAGATAGTTCTTTATCATCAATATAAAGTTTTATATATTCTCTTCTAGTAAGAGTAATATCATTATATTCTTCCCAATAGCTCTTGTATATGATATATCCAGATCCTGTTTTAGTAATATTATTCACTTTATAGGTGATACTATCATAGTGAGTACTATCTATAGTAGTGTAATATTTAGTTTGAGACAATCTAGCAGATCTAGCTTCTTCATGTATAACAAATCCATCTGCTTTATTTTGAGCAAACAGAGTATTAAATGATAATAATGTTGTTAATAATAATATTAGTTTCATATTCCTAAAAATTCTTTTAATTCGTTAGCAAATTCATTATCAGACCAGCTGTCTAATCCCATATCCCCTTTAGTTAAGCGAAATGATAATTCTTCTATAGTTGTTTCATAAGGATCAAATTGTCCTTCTAAACCATAACATGAACAATGTCCTCCATTTACTTCATACAGTTTTCCTTCTCTTTCATATAACACAAATGCATCTCCACTATAATTATCTGTTCCATAAGAAGCAAATAATATATTAATGTCCTCATATTTAGGACTAACTCTCTTTAGTTCATCTTCTCTATTACCATATATTTGCTCAAAATCACAAATAACATCTTGTTTAGTTGACCAGTTATGTAAATAAACTGAAGTTTGTTTAATTATTTCTTGTAATGTTTTCATCTTAGTTTTAGTTTTGTAAAATTAAATCTTGTTCTTTTAAATAATTTATCTAATAATCTTTCTCCCACTACACATACACCTTTTTCATATAGTATTTTTCTTCTTCTATAATTAATAAATTTCTTTAACTTCTCATCTTCAGTTAATTGTTTAATTTCTAATTCTTTTATTCTATCAAAATATCTTTGTGATGGTTGATATTCAGTTCTACCAGAATTATAAATTAATAATGAACCTCCAGATGAATATGTAATTGTTTCTACTATAATCTCTTTGTGCATATACATATGGGTTTTAATATAAATAAAAACTCTCCTATTATAGTTAATATAATAGGAGAGGAAAACACTAAACTATGAAAATTGGTATCCCTGGATAGAATTGAACTATCATCTTAGGTTTAGAAAACCCACGTTCTATCCATTGAACTACAAGGACTTAATACAGTATAGTTACTATACTGTATATTATTTTATTTCTTCTTAAATAGCAAAGGTACAAAGAATATAGCCATCATTATACCACTAAATATAAAATCTGTAGAATGAGATTCTAATATATTTCTAGCCCATATAGCACTTGGTATATAATCTACAATGCCTGTTACAATAAGCTTAATACCTAGTAATCCTATAACTATAAATGCAGATGTATTTAATGATGGGTATTTATTAATAAGCTTAACAAATAATCCTGCTATAAATCTCATAGCAAGTATACCTATTGCAACTCCTGTCATTATAATCCATATATTACTACTCAATGCTACAGCTGCAAAACAGTTGTCCATTGCTAGCGAAATGTCCATTATCTCAACACTTATTACAGTCATCCAGAATGATTTCATTTTAGATTGTCTCAAAGCTTCTTCTTGATTTTCAGTAAAGAATTTATATGTTAAATATAATAAATAAATTCCACCTAGTATCTTTAGCCATATAATCTTTATTAACCAAGTTAATAAGAAGAAACAAGCAAATCTAAATAAATATGCTCCTAATAATCCATAACGTAATGCTTTCTTTTGTTCCTTTTCAGGTAAATGTTTAACCATAGCAGCGAGTGCAGTACAGTTGTCAATACTTAATAAAATCTCGATTACTATCAGATTAAGTATTAAAATTATTATTCCTATCATTTAATTTTTATTTTGTTTATAAATATTTCCACTTAAAACCATTACTAGTTTTTGTTTTACCTAATGCACATTGTGAAATAGCTTTAAAAGTTCCTCCCACATCGTGTGCAGCATTGATTAGAGAATCATATATCTGTAATAATTCACCAGTATTAACATCAAATTTACCAATAGATTTAGCAGCTGATTTATACATTACTGGAGTTATTTTATCTCCTTGATACTCATAGAACCATTGTGAATTTAATGCAGTTTTAAAGTTTTTATCTTTTAAAGATCTATCAATATTTTCAGGAATTCCTTTATAAAATAGCGCTGCTTCTTTAGAATTATTCCATCTTCTTTTAAAATTACCTTCTAAATCATATTCGTATATTTCTGTGTATCTTCTGGTTTTAATATCTATATCTATAAAATTCACAAAATTATATTTCCAAATATAACCCTTATAATATCTACAATCTCCTTTGCAACAATATATAATACCACAAGTAGTATTATCTCCAATACTTTCAGAAGCTTCAGTAATGCTATTCCATTCTCTTACAAATATTCCTTGTAATGAATATTGATACACCTTTCTTTTATAAAGTTCGTGATATATAGCTAAATTTCTACCATTATTAATAATAGTTTCTGGAGAAGGATTTAATCTTCCATCTCCACCATCAGTACCATTTATTAGAGGTCCTTCATTTAATACTTTTCTTCCAAAGAAACCAATATATTCTTTTTCTTTCTCTTTAATTTGGAATTCCGAATCACATTCGTATAGAATATCTACTTTAATATCAGTAATATTTTTAATATTTTTCCAGTAAACTCCTCTTTGAGAAAAATCATAAGCTCTTTTATATTCTTGTTTATAAGAAATATAATTATCAGATTTTTTAGCTATTCCAATGTAAAATGGTTCATTTTTATCTAATCTGGTATGTTTATATAAATAATATCTCATACTATAAAAGTACAAAATATTATTCATATAAAGAAATATTTAATTTCTTTTAAGTAATTCTTTTTTAAGTTTTTTTTTATAATAGTATCTTGTAATTCTATATCCAATATAGAATCCTGATCCAAATGATAATATTAGAAACATCCAAGCAATTGTACTCATAATACTTATTTTATCATTCCCTTAGTTCTAGCTTCTTTAATAAAACTTGGGAATTCAGTTAATAATAATTTATATAAATCTTTATCAGATACTTTAGATAAATCTGGAACTTTAAAGAATCCTGCATTATCAATATTCCTACCAGACATAGTATCTAAGTCTTCTAAAAAACTAAATCTATCATGACCTATTCCTACAAATTGAAAGAATATTCCATACTTAGATGCTTCTATAATTGAATCTTTAACATCTCTATGCCCTGAAGTATCTCCATCTGTGATAACTATTACATATACAGGAATATCTAGTGGTTTAGCAGATCCAAATAAAGGTTTAGAAGGTTTGTACTCACTGATAATATTATCAATAAATGCCTTATAATGTGTACCACCCATACTTTCACCACGAATAGAGTCTTGTAATACACTATTAATATTATTTAGTCTGATTTCTTTACCTTTAAAATATCCAGTATGAAATAATAAGAAATCTATAGCTCCATTATCATCAAATTGTAGTGCAATAGGTAATAACCTTTCTAATAGTTCTTGAATACTACCATTAGAATATAGATGACTCATACTACCACTATAATCTAATGCTAATACTACTTGAGCTTTCTCATCAGTAATATTCAGTTCTTTCTTAAGATCTAATACTAGCTTTTTCCTAAGATCTAATTTAATTTCGTTCATTTTATAGAATTTGTGTTTTTTAATATCTCTTTAATGTAATTAAGATTTAATTTGTATACCTCATCTAAATGATAAGAATTACCAATAGCTTGATGATAGAGCGTATGTAAAAACTTTTGTGACTGATATGCTACAAATGTTCTAAAGTCCTCTGTATTAGAGTTTAAAATGTACTTAACAGTACGTGTATTAAGTAAGAATCCACCTGGAGATTTCATTACTTGATTAACTTCTATTAAACTCTTTACATAAGCATAATTTAGTTCATTTTCAATATTAGGATTAATAGTAGAATCTACTAATTCAGCATAATATAGATAGCTATAATCACATTCTAGTTTATATTCATCTACCATCTTTTGAATCATTTTCTCATGTGAACCTGTAATCTTAATATCATCTAAGAATAAACAATATTTACCTTTTACAAACTCTTTATCAATATGAAATGAATCTTTACCAATTAGCTTCATCCTATCCTCAGCAGATAATGCTCCATAATCCTCTCGATATGAAATACTTCGTGTTATCTTAGTTTCCTGAACTACTGGTAAATTATTCTCAGCTAACCAATGATTTAATGCTCTAACAAAGTAATCTTTCATTGCAAATGTAGCTGTAGGAATAAATTGATATGGTGAAGATATTACTACTATTTGATTTGGTAATAATCTACAAGATAAAGCTAATTTATAGTCTGATACAAATATTTGTGCTAATTCTTCACCAAACAGCCGAGCTATAGTTTTACTTCCAAATTTAAACTTAGAATAGTCTTGAGCACTAAAAGGTAAATTGTTCTTATCTATAATAGAATGAACTGCTATTGTATTAGACATAATCAAGTACTTTTTTAATTGTATTATTGGAATCTGAGTTAATATGTAAAAAGTTTATACCATAATATTTTGAACAATCTCCATCTGCTACTAAGTTATCTCCTATATGAAGTATATCCTTACCACTACCATTATAACATTGAACACTTTGCCAGAACATATGTTTACTAGGTTTTGATACCCTCATTATGTCTGAATATACTGCATAATCAAATAGATGATTAATTTCTAGTAATTCTAAAGCTTTAGTAAGAGTATCGCCTTGTATAACTCCAGTATTAGATAGAATATTAGTAGTAATACCTTTATCTTTTAATATCTCAAGAGTTTCTTTAGTATATTCATCATATAATAATGGTGGATGTTCTAAGAACATTTCTTCTAACTTAGGATATATAATACTAATTTTCTCTTCTAAGAATTCTTTATTAGTACTAACTCCTGCCATAGTATAGATATAATGAAATCTCTCTATTAGAGATGAATGTCTACCAGTTATTTCATCTAATCTAGTAAAATAATCATTACTCTCTCGTAATATAGTTTCTACAGCATATTTAGAATATCCTAGTTCATTATTCCAGAATTTCTGTATATTTTCCTTAGATTTAGGATTAGATTTAATTAAGGTTAACCACAAGTCCATTGACACATGGAGTATTTTATTCATATATATTTATTAAAATGGATCATCAATTAAATCTGATATATCTATATCAAATACAAATAATAATATTATTACTATTATAATGATACTTATTGTAACTAATAATCCAATCATTAGAATAATTTTTTCTTATTACGATTAGATTTACCCAATGAATAGTGAAAGTACCATGTACCTCTTTCTTGTGTAATAGCAGGTTTTAGAAATGCACCAAAATAGAATGCAGCTACTACTGATAAAATATAAAATAACATAATTTATTTAGTTTAATTGTTTTAGAAAAAATAATATAGATAGATAGTTAATTCTATCTATCTATATTTAATATATTAATTATAAGCATTTGCTACATCTGTAATAGTACCATTAGTACCTGTGCCAAGTGCTGCAAACTTCCATTCACCATCTTTACGATACACTTTACCAAAGATAATGCAGTTATTAGCACTATAATCTTCAGATAGATCATATCTAGCAATCTCTGTAGTAGTTACTGCATCATATGCTCTAATATAAGCATTAGATACCATACCAAAATTCTGATTACCACGAGCAACTGCATCATAGATATTAACTGCAAGTAGAATTTCATCACAATCTGCTGGTACTTTGGAGAATTCAATACTAATTGTTTCATCATCTCCAGAAGCTGCTCCAGTACGTTCATCACCTGAATGTGTTACTCCTGCACTAGTTAGATGATTAAAATATACTAATGAAGGTTCACCTGCATTAAGTAATTTACCACCTTTAAGAATTAGTGCAAATGCATCTAAGTCAAAATCATTACCATTACCTTTATTTGCATCCCATCCTAATCCCAATGCTACTTTAGATAATGAAGGATTAGTTTTTGTTAGGTCTACCTTAGCTCCTTTTACCAAATTAATACTTGTTACTGTTGACATAATTTCTTTAATTTTATAAGTTTCTGTTTTATTTTATTTAATTATAAGTTTTCTTTTATCTCTTCTAATAATGAATTATATTTAGCTATTTTGTTTTTATTCCAATTATGATTATTTTGAAATATATACTCTTCTAAATCTAGTGATAAATTAAATAGTTCTTTATCCTGATGATTTAGTATATAATATATTGCATTTTCTTCAAATATTTTATACTTTGTTCTGAATAAGTTCTTAAAGCTAAATGTTTTCATTATATAAGTTTTAATCTTTTAATAGAAATATCTCCTACTACCTGAGGATTATAGTAGGAGATATAATAATTATTTTACTAACTCTTGACCAAATAGTTCAACACTTTCTTGGTTAGTATATTCCATAGCTAATTCTGTAGCTGCAATATTTTGACGTAATGTCAAAATTGTTTGCAAGTTCATACTAGCCAATTTAGCTCTTTCAGCATTAATTTGTTGCTTATAAGAGGAGATTTTGGAAATACCATCATCATATGCTGATTGTAATTTACGTTGCAAATTACGTTCAGACAATGGATAATCTTGTTCTTTTACTGTTTTGTCATTTTGATGATACAACCTGTTAAATAATGATGCTGATTCATCTACAGTTTCTGTAACTGTTACTTTGTTTTTACTTGTTGACATTTCTATTTAAATTTAAATTTTAAAAGTTTACAAAAAAGTTTAATTATTTGTATTTAATACTGGTAGGTTAACTTTAAATATAGATTCATCTATAATAAAATTATCTGAAGGGGTTTTATATGGATCTATACCTACTACATAACTTTGAATTGGTCTTGGGGGTTCCCCGTATACTGTGACTTTAGGAGTATTCTTAGGAGTTATAGTAGTACTAACTGGAGTACTATTAGGTTTCTCATATCCTACTATATCAGATTCATAACAAGTACAGTGATCTGTTTCTACTATCCATTCATTGTCATATTCGTCAAACTCTGCATATCTTAGAATTCTAACAACTTTATTAGCATAATATTCTGCATCTTCGTACTCAGGATTACTTTTAAGTTTAACATCTATACCAGATATAAATTGCTGTTCTGGATAAGAGGAATTATTTGTACTGCTGGAATAATTGCTTATTAGTTCTAGATCTTTGGCAGTTACATAATAGCCATTGTTAGCTGAAATGTTTAATCTTCCTCCAAGATTATGTCCACCATTATATCCATCTATAGTTACTCCTACCTCACATGCATCTTTATAATAAACAATATTACCAGTCTTTCCTTTAAGATGAAGATGAGAAATGCCAGTAAATCTTACTTTAGTTCCAACTAGTGCTTGTTCCTTTGTTATTGCCATAATCTTCTGGTTTATTCTGATTATAAGTATGTTTTATAGTAGTAACTCCATCTCTAATTATTTCAATACTATAAGGCTCTTTATCTAAATAATGAGCTAAACCTACTGCTTTAGTATCAACACTCATAACTCTCAATTTCTTAGTTTGAGAATTAAATACTGGAATATTATGACTAAAGAATGATTTGTCTAAATTTACTACTCTCTTATGTCCTGCTTTATAAATTACTATTAATTGATTCATTTAAGTTATTTTGAATAATTTAAGTTTTATATTTTCTATAAGATAACTAGATTTTCTATCTACTTTTTACTACTATATGCGGGATTACACTCTACTATAATATTGCTCAATTGCAATGAGATTTATGTTATCTATACTTTCTCAAGGTATAATTAGCTCTGACCGGGATAGATTCAATTTCATATACTTATCTAGTTATCTTATATAATTATCTTAATAAACTTATAATAATTCTTTTTTGTCTATCTGTAAGAGAGTTCATATTCTCTAATATACTTTCAAATATGGTAGAAGTATCAGCATCCTTAGGTCTGGGAGTATTTTTAATATTCACTACATGGCCTTCTGTAGAAGACAAAGTGTGCACATTATTAGCAGGATCTTTTTTAAGAAATCCATAATATCTAGCTGCTACCGCATCACCATCTCTACCAATTTGTCTAGCAACTATATCACAAGCATATTTAATATTATTAGGTGTTTCTCTAATTTTTTGAAGAATTAGAGCATCTTCCTCTGGAGTATATCTTAGTCTTTGAGTTCTTCCAATAGTTGGTGTTAAATCTGTCATATTATTTAGTTTAGTTTTCAAAAGTTACATTATCTAATCCTATTTTAGTATTAGATATATTTTCATATTGTTTAATTAAGCTATTCAACTTTTCTAGAAATTCATTAGATTTATGAGCTATATCTCCAACTTTAGATAATAACTCTCTTCTAGCTATCTCGTCCATTTGAGTATAGTCTGACATGATATTTAATTTAATTCTTGATTAGTAATTTGTTTATAACACTGTTTAATAAGTTGAATAGTTGAAGAATATATATTACTTATTAGTTGATTAATAGTTAAATCATTATATAAATCTAATAATTCCTCAGCATTCATTCTTCTTATTCTATAATTTAATGATGTTGTATGTTCAATCATTTCATTTAATTTAAAAAGGGATATAGTGGCTAAGCACATTCTCAATCCCTCTATTCTACTCAACTCCTAACCCTCTATGGTTTTGTTCCCAATCCATGTAGTTGATGGTAGGATATTACAAGTAGAATTTCTTGTTATAATTTCAGTAAGCCAATATCCCGCTTCTACAGAAAAATCTATTTTTTGTATTTTTATTACAGAATCTCCCTTCTTAGTAACTCTCCAAGGTTTTTGGAAACATCTTAAAAATCCCTTTAGCCTATTTATTTCCTGATCACAATATCCACTATTATATTTAGATTCTTTAGATTTCTTAACTTTTTGAAGAATAATAGCTTTAATTAATCTATTTTTAATATCTTTTATAGCTTCTTCTTTAGTAAAAGTTCCAGGAGATATGAACCCATTAACAGCTCCTCCGTCCCAGTGTATTAATATATACCACATTATAATAGTATTTTGGATTAATAAAAAAAAAGAGGTAGAATATTACTACTCTACCTCCAAAACTATAAACTTTGACATATTTCTATATGAAATTTTAATTCATATTATTGAATAGCGCAGTGCCCCTACGTAATATATTTAATGCCCCTACTAAATCAGCATTATTTTCATAATTACAATTCGTGCATATAAATATGGATTGTGACTTTCTTGACAATTTATCAATATGGTTACAACTAGGACAAGTCTGAGAAGTATAAGCAGGATTTACTGCAATAAATGTTTTACCATACAATAAACATTTATATGATATAAGTTGTCTATAATTATAAAATCCATTCTCTCTTAATTTTCTTGTTAATTCTGGATTTATTCTCATTTTCTTCATATGTAAGTCTTCCATATATACCCCTGTATACTTTTTTACTATAAAAGAAGATAATTTATGATTAAAATCTTTTCTTTGTAGAGATATTTTTTTATAAATTTTTCTTATTTTCTCTTTAATCTTTATATCTAGAGGATCTTTAGATAACTTTCTTTGTAGTTCTTTAATAATTTCTAAATTGTTACTTAAATTGTAATTAAATTTATAAAAGTTTCCATCTGATAAATAACTATGATTTATAATTCCAACATCAATTCCTATAGGATTATTATTATTTACTTTATGTAATACTGATACTTCATAGGTTATAATAATATCCCATTTTTTATTAGATAGTTTATAAATTGTAGCTGTCTTGATATTAGATATTTCTTTGGAATTAAAGAAATTTATCCATCCTATTTTAGGCAGAAAGATTTTGTTATTTTGTATTTTTATAAATCTTTTATAAGTAAAACTTTTCCAAAAATTTATATCTTTCTCTCTACCTTTTTTAAATCTCTTATATGAGGTTTCAAAAGATGTTTCTACTCTATCTAGAGTTTCTTGCAAAACATCTGAATGAACTTCTTTAAAAATAGGGAATTCTATTTTTAAATCTGGTAATTCATTATATTGATCATATCTACTTATTCTATGGTTGAAAGAACTTAGTATATAATTTCTTTCTTTAATTGCTATATTATACAAGTCTAAAGTAATAGCTAACCATCTATCAAATATTTTTATCTGAGTTTTATTTGGCTTTAACCTATATTTTATTGTTAAGATCAAAATTATTATTTTAAAAAAGGGGATTACTTATTAATAATCCCCCTCAAACTATAAACTATGAAAACACTACTCTAAAAGTACTCTTGTAACTCTTAATACTATCTTTTTATCTGCGTTATATAACGTAATATATGTGCTTGTTAATATAATTGTTGTTTGAAATGCTGATTGAATAATAGTTTTATTACCTTCTTGTTGTATATCTGCAATATCAAATGATATTAATTTCTCATTATAGGAGTAAATAGTTAATAATCTATTAGTTTTATCTAAAATTACATTATAATTTAGATCGACTTCTAGATTCTGTTGATATGAGAATAGATTGTTTACTTGTTCTAATGTACTATAGTAACCATGATCTACTTTATATGTGTATTTCTGAGCGTAAATATTACTACCAATGAATAGTAGTAATATAAAAATGAATTTATATTTCATATTGTTATTTTTTAATTATTGTATCTGAAGAATTATCTTTATGTATATAGATAATAGTATCTCCTGATTTCATTTCAGATTTTATAGCACTATAATCTTTAACTCCTCTATTAGCTATAAAAGCTAAATAGATAATACCTCCAAAGAATATAATACCAAATAATGTATTAGTTAAATATTTTAAGTTTTGTTTCATAGTTTAGTTTAGTACTAATTTGCACATAAAAATGTAGGTTCTTTTATTTCTTCAAAAGTAACTTCTCTCCAAGAATCTTTTTGTATTGGAATAAATAATCTAGATGATACATAGGCTATATTAGAAAAGGGTAATATATGTGAAGCTCCACATCTAGAACATTTGGTATTAGCAGCAGCAAGTCTAATTATTCCAACATCCAAAATTGGATGTTCACACTTACACCTTCTCTTTAAGATATTTTTTATTATATAGGTTTTCCCCTTAGTTACATATCCTAATGAATGTGATTTTATACAAACTACTTCTTGACCTATTTCAAATTTCATAATAAAATAGTTTAAATAATAAGAGAGATATAATTACTATATCTCTCTTATTATAAGATTATAAAATTAGGATTAATTCAAATCTTTCAATACTTCTTCAAAGAAGTTCAATTTGTTATTAGCATCTTTAATTTGAGCTTCCTTAGAAGAAATTTTATTCTCCCAAGTAGTAATCTCGTTAAGAGCTCTTTGACGAGATTGAATATAATTCTCATAGCTAGAGCTTACTTGATAACGTGTAGTTTCAAATGCCTCTTTAGCATCATTTAGACCGTTATTAAGCTCAGCTAATTCCAATTCCAATGTAGGAATTACAGAAGTTTTAATCTGCCCAATTTGGGTGTTTGTAGCAATAATACTACGATTAACAAATTTCATCACTTCTTCTTCTTGCTTCTGAGCATCAGATTTATTAAGATGTGCAAGAGCTTTAGTTACGAAATTGTTTTTAATTGTTACTTTCGGAGTACTTGATTTTGTTGACATTTTATTTGATTTATTTTTTAAATTTTAAAAATTAATTGTTAAAAGTTAATTGTTTTTATTTGTTCTAATTTGATGTTTAATAAAGGTTTTAATTCTACTTGTTCTTTAGGTAGATTAAGTTCAATTGATTTAGAAGATGGTAATGTAATATCCATTAGTACTACCTTACTAGATAATTCCTCTAATATATTTCCCATAGTAACAGATTTATGTAAGGCATCAACATCTATATAAGGAATTGGAATTTCATGAGGTTGTGCTTGTCTAAAGTGACCATCTTCATACATCCAACTCCATCCTCCGTCGTTATCAAACCTTATATGATATCTCTTATCATCTAGTACTTTAGTAATCTGAACACATTTTCCTACATATTTATCCATAGCTCCTTTTCCCCAATTCTTATCAGATTTAGTAATAACTATCCAATCACCAATTTTAGGAATCCATTTGGATTCTTCTTTAGGAAGATACTGTTCAATTTCATCTAATGAAACTCTCTTCATTCTAGATAAATTATCACAATTATCCTGATAATCTCTTTTTCTATAAACACTGTTACTAATAAGTTCAGAATACAAGATTTGATTATTGATTATATTTATAGATGCTACTTTACGATAAGATTTATCTGATATATCAATTAATTTAACCCAATCTCCTACTTTAAAATCTATAGAAGGTGTACTACTAAATTTTTGAAACTCTTCAAATGAGATATATTTATTTATCTTAATGCAATGCTCTAGCCAATCTACTTGTTGCTGTGTAGGTTCTGTTAGATTAGAGTTATTAGATGTATAACCACTAGATCTAAATGAATGTGGGGTATTATCTTTTAGATCAATGAATCCTAATAAATTATGGTCTTTTTTGTCACCTTTATTTATAGGTCTTTCGTACTTATTAAGATATTGATTATTTCTAATCCAATATTGAGATTTAAATTCTTCTGTTGTATTCATTTTATTCTGTTGAGCATTATAAGCTTCCTTAGTGGAAGGTTTAAAATATGTTTTATGCATATTCCATAGATGACTCCAATCTTTAAAGTGATCCCAATTCTTGTATTTAGCTATATTATCTGAAGTTTTAAATATTTCTCCTGTATGAGAATTATCAAAATTTTCTAATAATTCTACATACTCAGGAATCTTATGTAAAGTAGTTACATCATAAGGTTTACCTAGTCTATCATATTCAGCTATTTCTTCTTTGATAGCATATCTCCAATTATTTGAATCTTTATATATTATCCCAAAAACATTATTAGTACTATCACCAGAATCTAAATAAGGAGCTATGTTTTTATTATCATATCGCATTTTGTAGATATAATTTTTAATAGCATATCTACTTGTCATATCCTTAGTTATAACTATATACTCATCTTTAAGAAATATGTCTTTAGGAACTTCTTTAACTTCTTCTATAATTTCAGCCCAAGTATCTTTATAATAAATAGCCATTTTTTTACTAAATAAAATATCTTTATAGTCATCCCAGTAAATATTACCATCTGACATATATATTCCACCTTTAGTAAGAGCACTCTTAAATTTAGTTCCAATAGGATATCTCTTCTTAGCTTCTTCTAATAATTGATCTTTATAAAGCTTCTTAGGAACTTCATTTTGATCTACATACATACCTTGAGATATACAATATTCTAACCATTCTCTTTCTTCCTTAGTAGCTAATCTAAATGTTCTTTCTTTATTTGTAGATGCATAACACCACATAGAATCTTTAGCTAATTCTTTACTTGAATATATATAAGTAGCTTTGTTTCTAAGAAATTCTGAGTCAGATGATTTAGTATTTACTCCTTCCAAAGCTTTACCAATAGCCCACCAATTACTACCTGTACCTTTATCTTCAACCCTATATATTTCTCCTTTAATCATTTGTATATCTTTGATATAATCAGGATGATCTATAGGTAAATATTGTTGTACTTCTTCTATAGATAGTTCTTTAAGATTAGATACTTGCTCAAACTGGTGATATCCTTTTAAATCCGAATAGTTGTCTGGAATACATTTAGTCCATCCCCTTATTCCATTATCAAAATGAGTAATTTTAATAATCCATTCAGTATTGCTAGTAGTATTTAAAAACTTATACCATTTACCTACCACAAAATCATCTTTAGTGTATACTTTAGTATAGGTATAATTATTCTCTTTACACCAATTTTCAAAGGATAAAATAATTTTTTTAATATCTTTGTAGAATGTTACTTTTGAATAACCTATTCGCTCAAGATTAATTGCCGTGTTTTCTCTATATATTGACCAAATAGTACCTTTATCCCATTTATATCCTAATTTTTCTGTAACAAAATCCCATTGTTCTTGTGTAGTACAATGAACTACAGTATTTTCTTTATTCATAGTTTAAATATTTTGTTTTAGTTATTTATTCAGATAATGAATCTCTGAAACTATTTAGAAACTTAATAGCTTCATCTTTATTCATACCTAGTTCAATTAATCTGTCAATATAATATTGCATAATTTTTAGTTTTATTTGTTTAAGTTAACTAGATCACTACTGTGAGAGAAATACTATAACCTATATCATAAAGTAATCATTAATTACTTCTGGAAAATTCTTAATTACATCTTCCACTAATTCTCTACTTACAAAGTACAGCCCAAGAGGATGGTGAGCATTGCAGCACCAGACACCGGAGCAAACCAGAGCACCACCGCGAGAGAAATCTTTATATATAAAGTATTTTAGTTCATTAGAATCTTTCCAATTAGAATCCTTACCCTCATTATAAACTTTTCTGATAGTAAAAAGTTGCAATGTAGCATTTAGACATTTCTCCTCTTTACTTTTAGGATTAGTATAAGGTAATTCTAGATTAGATAGTTCTTTCTTAGCTTTAGCACATAGAATGGAGTTAATCCTTTCTAAGTATTTATCAAGAATTTTAACTTGATCTGAATCTGCGGCATTATACATCTCTTTCACTTGAGATTCTGTAAGTTCTGTATCTCCGAATGGGTTAGTCCATTCTTTAATTTTCTTTTTCCATCCTGTACATGCAATAGCATGAATTTCTGTCATTCCTTTTAAAGAAATAGTTTGTATATTTTCCATAGTTAAATTTGTTTTATTTATAAAAAAGTGTAATTAAGTCCAAAGACCAGTTCTAATTTTCATTAATCTTGATAACATTTGAGTATCTTCTTCGTGATTTATATCTTCTCTTTTATTGAACCAATCTTGAAGAAATCTAGCCTCATCTACAAAATCTTTATGTGCCTCATAATTACAATGATTAAGACCATCTTCTTTTTCTATAAAATCACTTAGTATTTGAAAACAAGCACATAGCATAATTTCATCTCTATCTACCCAATTAGAAGACACTGAGGGTAAAGAATGTATTTTAAGTATTCGCATTTAATTTAGATTTTGAAAAATATATATTTCTACCCTTTTATCCTTTTTAAAGGTCCTGCTATCTTAATGAGTATCTATGAACTTAATCATATTCAAGGGTACAGGATTATATTTAATAATACAAGATTCTATTTTTTCTTAATATTTTGCACTCAACTTTTTCATACTAGAAATATTTTCTAATAGTGGATACTCGTTATTTTTGATTTTGTGTATTAAGAGTTATAGAAAGGTTCAAGTAGATCCTTACAATCTACTACTCGTATTATATTATTTAATTAATTCTATGGGATAAGCATTTGTTATAGACTCTCTATCAATAATCCACACATATCCATCATCATCTATAGAAGTAACTGTTATTTTACCTTCTTTTGCATCTTTATGTCTATCTCCATAATATCCTTTAGTATTTACATTTTTACTTGCAATTTCTAATGCTGCTTGTACATGTAATTTAGCAAATTCTATCATATATGATTCGAATAATATATTATAGTTATCTCCATAATTTTCTAACAAAAACTCTTCAGCAGTAAGTATATTATTTTCCATTTTCTACTATTTTAATAAGTTCTTTTAAGCATTCTAATCTAGCTTCTTCGTAAGATTGTAATGAGAAATTTTCATCCCAAAATACTTTAAAATTAGTTATTTCATATGCCCATTCATTTGTATTTTCTAGTAGTGCTAATGGATGAATATACGACACCAATCCTTTATTTTCTCTAAACCAGTCAAATGCCTGTTGATATAAGGGAGCAGATATGCCAATAGAAGCAGAAGGTTGAGATTTAAAATGAGCTATTCTAAACTCCTTATGTAGGTATAATCCTACACATTCTTCATCAAATCCTAATTCCTTCATTCTAAGGGCTATATCATAAGGTACAAATTGTTCTTGCATATTATTGAGATTTTGATATAGTATCTGAAATTATACGATAACTTGCTACATTTCTAATCATTAAATTACCATTTTCAGATTTTAATGAGGTATTATCATAGTCACTTATATATAGTCTGGTAACATTTAATGTGTTTATGGTATCTATATTACCATTTAGATAAGTTATAATAATTTTTAAATCTCTTTTATTAGGTACATCTTTATCTGGACAACAAGCACTAAATCCTAATAATAGGATAATTAATAACTTTTTCATTTTATTTGTTTATAAATAGGTTCAGTAATTTGTTGATATTGAGGACATTTAGATTTATTCTTCTGAGATCTTATATTATCTCTATATAGAATTATAAATCCAAATAACATACAAAATATCAATATAGTGCTTATAATTAGTACGTATTTATTTATAATAACTTTAGAATTGTTTACTCTTAAATCTTCATAATAAGTAACTAATGCAGCACACCCAGATGATATAAATATTGTTCCTCCTAAGAATATAATAGCTAGTATTATATATTGTAATATTTCCATTTGTTTACTTTTAAGAATTAATAATATTGTTTAATAAATGTTGTCCCTACAGGATTTAAACCTATGACTCCTTTTTTATGAGAAAAGTACTCTACCACTGAGTTAAGAGACAATATAACTATTAACCTAATACAGACAGTTTCGCCATTTCTGGAATCTTCTAAAAGGCTAATAGCTAATTGTTTTGTTTTAGTCTAATACTACTTAATTTATAATTAGAGATTAATAATAAATAGATTGAAGATTGGATTCGAACCAAACTATCTATGCCAAGATACCAGATGTGCTACCATTACACCCCCTTCAAAAGAGTTAATCCTAATACCATCGAATCTAGAGTTATACTCACATCTTGATATTAGGTATTAATATTTAAAATATCTCAATACCTCCAATAGTAATAAACTTATTGGTTAAATGTCTCACTCGAACTGCTTTGCTCTCACCACAATCTCTTTTAAATTCTCCACTAGTTTTAGAAGCATTTACACTTCTTATTTGTTTAATTGTATTCTTATTTGCTGTTTTAGTACTTAAATTTGTTAACATAGTTTGCTTGATTTTAAATGTTTTATAATAAGTTTTTAATAAGTTTATAAGAGGTTAAGATAAACCCCTTTGACGTAATCTCCGAGGCTTATCAAGCTTCATTGAATACAATTAATTTCATTATATTTTATTTTTAAGATATTCTTCTAATATTTCCATACCCTGAATATTCTTTGTTGTATAAGGTCTGTATTTATCATCTATAGAGTCTACAAAATCTTGTAGTTCTTCTTTAGTAAACCTTATTTCACTATCTCTTTCTTCTCTGGAAGAATGGCATATTAGTGTTAATTTTTCTCCTACAGATTCAGGTACAGATGCCATCATATCAAATAACATAGTTATTTTATCATCATCTGAGAACTTATTGATATAAGCTTTGAATAATTTAGAATTATATCTTTGAAATTGTTTTTGATTAGTTTTAGTATTCATAACTTTCTTTTGTTTTGTTATTTATAGAATTACAGACTATAACTGTTTATATATAATACAGGGTTGTATTGGACGTAATATATAAGTATGATTTTCACATCTCTTGGTACTTTTAGAATCTTAATAATAAAATAGCTGATATGAAATAGATATTAATTATTATTAAAATTTAGATAATTTATATTAATTCACCAAAGAGATATCTCCTCATTTGGTATAGTTGATATTACTGTGCAATAATATCATTCAAATAACTTTCTCAAGGTTATTTTACTTCATCGGATCTAACTGGAGTATCAGCTGTATACTTTATTTAATTATCAAGCTGTATACAATTTAGCTTAGGATAACGATCATGTTTGGGTAGAGAATACACATGCAACCATATTTTTATTAAGATATTACTTTATATCCGTTTATTCCCATCTGATTAGCTTTGTTTATCGCATCAGAATAATTATCATATTGTTTTACTATATAAGCTAATTCTTGGATTAATTTAGATTCATTATTAAACTCATCTAAAGTAGATACTACTACAGAATTTGTTTCGTGTACAATGTATACTGTATATTTCATAGTTGTAAATAGTTTTAAGTTGAGAAGATAATGCTATATATATTGAATTCTTAGTTACTTATAGATATTACCATTGATATATTCCACCTCTTTTAATAAACATATCTCTATCTAAATTAATTTGTGATAGACATTTATCTATAGAATTATATTGTAATGGTTCTGAATATGTATGAATACCTTTAGAATTTTCAAATAATCTTCCTTGTGGATCTATTAATAAATAACTTCCTGTCATAGAACTATTATCTTCAGGAATCATTGATATATGATTATTTCTTGATATAAAGTTATCAAATCCATTTTTAGAAGTCCTAATTTGTTCATATTGAGTATCATTTTGTCCTTCAACTCTTAATGTATCAAATATTTTCCATCTTAAAGGATTAACTTTTTCTATAAATTCCTGCATAGATTCATTTTCATTGAATTTATTTACTACAGTATTTATTTTAAGTTTAAATCCGTAAGATTTAATTTTATCTATAAGTTTATAATAATCAAGCTTATTTTTAGATACTCTACCAATTTTAATATTTGTATCTAAATCTATTGAATCTATTGAGATTCCAATCCAATCTAATTTATCTTTAAAAATATCTAATAGTTTATCTGTTAATAATGATCCATTAGTTATTATAGATGTTGTTAATCCAATATCTTTAGAATATTGAACAATATCTATAATATATTTATATAATAATGGTTCACCACCAGCAAATGTTATTTTTTTAAGCCCTGCTTGTCTAAGTTTATATAATATAGTCTTAGCATCAAATAAAGGTAATTGATTAATTATGCGCATATCTTCAAATGTAGCATAACAGAATTTACATTTCATATTACAAGGCTTTACAATGTGAAATGATGCTGTTTCAAAGAATTCTTTTATATTAGACATTTTGTTGAAGTTTAAAAAGTGTTATATAAACTATTACTAATGATGATTAGATAATATATGGTTTAGAAATGTGTAGGAATTATGTGGTATTAAATATATACTAATTATCACACTCATTTCTCAAATTATTTCAAATATTAAAATAAAAGTTGTATATTTGTATCTAAATAATACAAATACAATGGGTAAAAAGTTAAAAGAAGGATTTATTTATCTTATTGGTGATGAAATTGGTAAATATGTTAAAATAGGATTAACAACTGGGCCTGTAGAATTAAGATTAAGAGATTTACAAATAGGAAATCCATACACCTTAATGATAATTAATTCATTTGAATGTAATTATCCTCGCAGAATTGAATTGGAGCTTCATAATAAATTTAAACATCTACACCATAGAGGAGAATGGTTTATATTTGATTATGAAATATATGAAGAATTTGAAAATAGAAAATTAACTGAATCTATATCAAAAAGTAATGTAGAATATGGTAATTATATTACGGAATTTCATAACTCTGTAGAACTTTATGAGAAATGTAATGATCCATCTATTACTTATGGAACTTATTTAAAGATATTATTTCATAATATTCAAAATAGTACAGATATCTTAATAGATCCCGAATACAAGTTTAATTTTGGTAAATATAAAGGTTATAGAGCTAAGGATATTCCTAAACAGTATTTAATATGGTGTCAAGAAAATATTGAACATAAGAAGTTAAGAATAGAAACTAAAATATTCTATGAACAAATAACTAATCATTTTTAATTAATTATTTGGTTAATTAGAATATATATTCTATATTTGCATCAGCATTTGACAAAGATAATACTAATGCCCTATTCTTTGCGGGAAACTTGGTTCTGATAGGATTTCATTAGTAAATATTAAAATAAGAGTGTTATCCCCCCTGACAGTTTAGAGGGAAATGACGGAGTCAAAGTGGATAGTAATATCACAGTGATATTTAAAATCAAAGTAAATGGCTAAGTTCAATTGAATATGCTAAATACCTAACGCCACTCGAATATAATATTGAAATGCATTTTATTGAAGATATTTAACCCACTTGTGGGTGAGAACCTTCTTTCTTATTAAGATAAGTAAATAATTAATTATACCTTAAGAGATAGTGGAGATAGTCTATCTTTAATATTTCAAAGATTTTAGAACCAGTTAATAATCCTTAGATAGTTTCTGTCAACTATTTAGGGATTATTTATTATAAAAAATAACTAAGTGTAGACACACTCAGTTATGATAGTTGTATCTATCACCTATGTGAAACTTTTAAACATCTTATTAATATTGCTGATTATTCCGTATTCATTTCAGTACTAACTATTAATAAGATTAAAGTTTTAATATATCTTCTTACTTCCTTCAATATATAACCATACTATAAAGATTACTATTGTTGTTAATAGAATTATAACTTTAGTAAAGAATACTAACAGTAGTATCCATACTATAAATGCTATAATCCATATTATACCTACTGTTAAGTTATTCATTATTAAGAGTTTTATTGTGATTAAGATAAAAAAAATAGTACATACCATTATAGTATGTACTATTTCATTTCAGGACTATGCAGGAATAGTACCTACAGTTTCCTCAACAACTTCAGCAGTTGCTACTTCAACACGTTTACCAACACCAAGCATAGTACGTAATTGCATATATTCAATTACACTTACTTCACTGATAACACGTACTTGCTGATTCTGTGGATAATCTGGATCTACAAAGTTCTCACAAGCATACAACTTGTTATTTACCAGACCATTACGTGCAAACATAGTACCATTAATGATACTACCTGTTGCAGTTCCTGCTAATATTTCACCAATGAATGGGAAATTGCCATTTTTATCAGCTGTAAATGGCTCACCTTGTGTTTGACTGAATTTTGCTACAAACATGATTAATTGATTTTTGTGTGCTAAGCACGTTAAAGAATAAATGAATAAATAAACAAATATAACAATTGTATCTAATTACGAAGTGACCGAATTTTCCCCTAAGGTTTCTTATCAGGTGATCTCTGCACATTATGGCTTTGACCTGTATTTATAAACAGCCTTCTGTTCTGATAAGAATTACTTAGGATTTACGGATTTAACGCATATTAGATACAATTGAGCATTGAAGTAGTGGGTACTACAGCAATCCCAAAATGTGGTAAGGGCAAGCATAGAGATGTAGAAGTAATAATTATGCACCTACTGTAAAAATTTTCCCTGAAAAAATTTTGGTAGTAAAAAATTTTTGGTATAATTTTGTATCTAAATAAATATTATGACTTTACAAGAATTTATCAATAAATGGGATTGTATTCCATTAATAGGGTTTGAAGGAGGATATGGCACAATGTTAAAAGGAATAGAATGGCTAGGATATTGTTGTTATGATGAATCTACTGGTCCAAATTATTATCGTTTAGAATATTCTAATCATGTAGATATTACATGTGGAGATCCCCACGAAATAGATGATTATTTAAATCTTTTAGATAGTTATATGCCTAATATTATTAGAGCTAATTGGCCCACAGATGAATCTAATTATAACTCAGATCATGCTATTCAGATATCTTTAGATATTATATCTAGACAACAATATGATATTCAAGTAGTTAACGAGATTAAAAACTCTATAAATAAATATTCTAGAGATAGAGAAGTGTATTATGAGATTCTAGGGGATTATGCTATAAAATTATTAGAATCTGAACAATATGAGACAATTATAGATAATAAATATCATAGAAGTTATATAAAGAAATTAGTATGAACAAAATAATTAAGTTAGAAATATATCCATTTGATATAATGTTTTCTTTTAATGAATCTGATAAGAAATTATTCAAGAAATTAAAGAAATTAAAAATACCTAAGAAAGAAATTAAGAATTGTAAATTAGATTCTAATGGTTTATATCTTAGATTTACTAATAATACTTCTCTTATTAGACTTCCTTGGATACCTAAATCTTCATATGAAATATCAATTCTTACACATGAAGTACTACATGCAGTAATATCTATATTTAGAGTAATAGATTTGCCATTATCATATAAATCTGAAGAGGCTTATACATATCTACTAGACTTTATAATTAATAAAATTCTTACTTATATTAATAAAGAATAAAGACTATTTTTAATAGTCTTTTTTATTTTATTTAAAAATATTTTCATCATTTTTGGTTATATCAATTATTTATTGTAATATTGTATAGAAATTATGACTATATATAATGACAGGTTTAGATTATCTAAATAAGTTTAGACAAGAATTAATTAAAAATACTACATTTTGGGAAAAGAAAATATATACATTTCTACAAGAATTAAATATTGAATTTGAATTTCAGAAAATAATTCTTACACCTAATGGATGTTATATAGTAGATTTCTATTTACCTAAATATAATGTTATTGTTGAATGTGATGGATTATTTCATTATGATAGATATAATAGAGATAAAGATTATATAAGAGATAAGAATATAAAAAAGTATTTTAAATCTAAATCTATATTAAGATTAAAAAATACAAAGATTAACAAATTAGATATTAACAAATTTAAATCATATTTAGACTCTAGAATAAATGGAAGTACTTAAACTTAGAATTAAAACTAATAATAAGACTGAATTAGCTGCTAAGACGATTAAGATATATTGTGTATTAAATAATATTGAGATATCTAAATCATCACTTGAGATTCTGTCTTATTTCATGACATATGGATTTAATACTAGAACTAAAGATTTGATACTTAGGAGTAAGATATTTACTAATCCTACATCAATTGATAATACATTATCTAAACTTCGTAAGTTAGGATTAGTAGTTAAAGTAGATGTCGGATTAAAGACTGATACTGGTAGAGATGATATGTGTGAAGGATTAAGATTACAAGTTAAAGATTCATTAGGATTTATAATTAAACTAGAAAATGTCTGATAATAATTTACCAGGAATATCCGGGGCAACCCTTACAGTTAATTTAGATCAAGCATGGCATAGTGACTATGATAAACTTCTAAGAGAAAGTTTTATAAATAATTTACTATTTGCAAGAAATCAAATACATATAACAAATGAAGTATCTTTACTAAATTCAAATGATGTTCTGCCTATTCAAGTAGATAATAATAATTGGCAATGGACTATGAAATTACCAGAAGAAGATATAATTAAAGATGAACAATATCATTATCCTTTTTAATATAATTTTATGAGTTTAGAACCACAAGCTATAGAAAATAATAATCCTTGGTATTCTTATATAGAAGCTAAACTTAGAGAGGAGATATTCAAAGAAGGAGAACAGCAAATGTTATGGGGCTCATCAAGACAATATGGTAAAACTTATTTACAAAATAGTTTAATAGATTTAATGAGAAATGAACAGATTAATTATAATATAGCTTCTAATCATCTAAGTGAACAATTACTTAGTGAATTAGAGAATTATACTTATTCAGATTCTGAAATACCAGAAGATAAATATCATTATCCATTTTAATTAAGATAACATGAATGAAATACAAAATAGTATTAGACAAGGGCAAGAATTATATCAACAATTAACAGATGTTAATAGAGTCCCTTATACTGAATTAACTTATGAAAAAGTTAAAGAAATATTTGAAGAGTTATTCTATAAACAAAGAGATAATAGTAATAGAGATGTTAAATTATGGTGTACTGAAGAAACATTTAATCATTATCAGGATTTAATAGATCCTATTAAGATATCAGATCAAGACTATCACTATCCTTTTTAAAATATGGTAGATACAATAATAACTATAAACAGAGAAGTTTCAAGAGAATTAGGATTTAGTGAAGATTTAGTAAAGAAAGTAAACAAATTCTATTGGGAACAAGGTGTTAAAGATTCTATTAGAAGTGCACAACATACTAATATCAGAATTAGAGGATTAGGTACATTTGCAACTTCTAAGTTTAAACTTTATGCAGATATTAAAGAACTTATTAAATTTATTAGAAACCTTAGGGAGAATAAACTAAATAAGAAGTTTAAAAATACTACCAGAGAAGAATTAATTGAATTACAACTAGCACAACTTAGAAAATTATTATTCAGAAGGAATGAATTAGCTAAAGCACACTATATTAAACAAGTCAGATATCATGCTAAACTTAAAAATACTAAAACAAATTTGGAAAAGTAGAAATACTATTCTTAAAGCATTGTATAATAAACTATTCAAACCTTATTCAGATACTCAGATATCTAGACTAAGTAAATGTAGAAAATGTCCTTATAACACTAAAAATAAAGATAAAGAGTTTTATATCTCAGGAGAATATGAGAATATACCTTATATAGCATGTAATCAATGTGGATGTAGTATTTATCTTAAGATATTCTCAGAATGGGAAAAGTATCCTAATAGACAATATAATCCATGTCCTAAAAGAAAATGGACTAAATAAAAATATATTTGGAATATATAATTGATTAATATACCTTTGAAACTAATTTAAAATAAATATAATGAAATATCTATTACAAGAACAAGAGTTAGCAAATTTAGAAAGTTTAGTAGCTACTTATGCTACATTAAAAGGATCACAAATTCAATCAGCTACCACAGTAAGGAACTTATATAATTCAGATACTATTACTAATAGTTCACAACCTAATTCAGAAGAAGGATTAGTATCTGAAGTAAAAGAAATGATTCTATTAAGAATGTTAAGTATTTTAGAATCTGAGGAAGAATATATTGAAGAAACTTGTGAAGATTCTACTCCAGAAGAATTTAATTATCTAACTACTGAAGATGCAGAAACTCTATTAAAACTTAATAGTACTAATAAAGTAAGAAATTCTGAATGGGAAGATGATATGTATGTATATTGGGATAAAGAAGAAAATATGTTTATTACGGAAGATGGAGAATTATATTCAGATACACTAAAAGGGGAAGATGAAGATAAATGGATAGTAGTTTAATACTATCCATTTTATAAATTTATAAAACTAAACAATATGCGTAAGAAACAACTTATACTTAAAGAATTACTAGAACTAATAGAATTATTTCCAGATCAACCTATTGCACAGCATCTAAGATGTATTCTAAGACCCAATAATGACTTCTATACATGGACTGATGAAGTATTACTCAAAAAGATTGAAACATACCGTAATGAGCTTGAAAATGATTCAGATGATGAGTATGATGATGAAGCTCCATACTATAATCAAAATATTAAATAATGGAAAATAATACTCCTTATACACAGGAAGAATTAGATAATTTAGCTAATAAAGTAATTGATCTTAGAAATACTGATACTGGTATTCAGATACAATATCAAGGAGAATTACTTGAAATTACTAAAAATAATAAAATTAAAATTCTATCAGATCAGGAAATTATTGCACTTAAAATATATCTTGATATGTTAGAATTATCATTAGAACAATTAAAAGGTAAGTAATATGATCTATCTTATAGATTCTGAAGAAATGAAAAAACGTGGTGAAGAATATAAAGATAATATTCGTAACATCATGAATAATACTTGTAGATGGATAACTAATAGAAGAGTTAGACAGAACTATGAATTTAATCCTGAAGAGAATTTACTAGCTGCATATAATCAATCTATGGAATGTGAAATTCCTTTATCTCTTAATGAAGATGAAATTGAAAGTGTAGTAGATACTAAGGATACACATTTCTGTGCTTTAGATATTGTACAGTTGGATAGTATAATTAATTTATTAGAATCAGATTTACAGGATTTAGATATAGAAATTAAAAGTTATGAAAGTATCTTAAGTGGTTTAAATTATAACAGAAAAAAGATACTTTGGCAAATAGAAGCAATCGTATTTAAAAAACAAAATAAAATTCATGGCAAAATCTAAGAAATCTTCTAAAACTAGTAATTTTTTAGATGAGTTAGAAGATACTATTAAGGAAGATAAACAGAATGTATATCTAGTTCCTACAGTACATAAGATTCCTAAAGAAGAATTTACTGAAGTATCTGAAGAGGATATTATAACAGAAGAATTAACTTATATAGATCCAGAATTAGTTAAATATGAGAAACAAATTCGTGAAATTGATATAGTACTAGATTCTATTAATCCTCTAACTATAGATGATACTGAGGAAAGATTAAAAGCTCTTAAATTAAAGATGGAAATATTAGTTAAGAAAGAACCTTTGATGGATGCCTTAAATAGACTTAGAGAAAAAGATAAATTAAAAACTGATCAAATTAAAGGTAATAAAAATATATCTCCATTAGAAGATGGTAGTTTAGATTAAATAATAATATTATGACAGCCTGGACTAAAAGTAATATAGATATTCAAGGTACTAGAAATCCTAAACTTGAAGAATTATATGTAGGTATGGAAGTAGTTAGAATGTCCATAGGAGAATATGATTCTACTAATGAATTAAATTTCTTTCCATATATTATAACTCAAAAAGATATAGATAACTGTACTATTTGGGAGAATAGTGAACAAGATCTAAGATATTCTCCAGGATTACCTTTATATAATTTTAGGATTAATAAATAATATGAATATAACACAGGAGACTAACAATATGGGAATATTTGTTCATTTTGAACCTGATATAGAAGAAGATATTAGAGATAAACAAGATAGAAGTAAATGGAAGAAAATTATTACTTCTGAAATATATAAAAGATTATATGATTCTAAGAAATTTGATAGAATTAATATGAGAGAGATATATGATCTCTTAAAAGAAGATTTAAATGGCTAAACAACTTAAGAAAAGATATAGTGATGATTGGGTAAGAAACACTAAAAATATCTGGTTTCCAGATCAGGTAGAACCAGATCCTAATGAAGATTATGATAAATTTATAGCTTATTGGAAGAAAGAGAGAAATAGATGTACTAATGGATTCAGATTAGGTGATGGTCAGGTATATATATCAGGATGGTTATATTTTCATACTGTATATTGGACTATTGAGTTAGATGTTAAGTATATAAATCCTATTACTGGAGTTGAAACATCTAATAAAGCTCCAGGTATTGCAACTTTAAGGGATATTGAATGGATAGTATCTCAGGATCTGCAAAGAGTTGAAATTGAGAAGGGGATATATAACTTAGTATCATGTCGAGGTATTGGTAAATCATTTCTTGCAGGATCATTTATAGGACAATCATATTTCTTTTTTGATAGTTCTGAGAACTTATTAACTGGAGGTAATACCCCAGATATTAATAAACTTGGTGAAAAAGTAGCATTGGGTGTAGATAATATACATCCTGTATTCCAGAAACAGCGTATTAAGAATAACTGGAAAGTTGAAGTTAGAGCTGGGTATGAAGATAAAGCTACAGGAGCTGTAAAAGGTTCTAACAGCCGTATCTTGACACGTAACTATAAAGATGGTATTAACTCAATGGCTACGAATGGTACACGTCCTAAACGTCAAATTATAGATGAACAAGGTAAGATAAAATATCTTAAAGACTGCTTACTAAATAGTAAGCCATCATGGATGAATGACTTTGGTTTCTTTAGTACAGTATTTCTTACAGGATGTGTTTGTGCAGGAACTAAGATTTGGACTCATGATGGAAAATTAATTAATATTGAAGATCTAGTTCAGTCTAATGGGATAGTTGGATATAATGGAAGTTCTTTTTCTAAAGAAACTATTTCTAATATGAATCCTATATCTAAGAAGAATTGCTATAGAATTACAACATCTGCTAATAATATACTAGAATGTTCAGAAGATCATCCCTTGTTAGTTTCCAATAGAAATAAGAGAACTTATATTAATGGTATTAATAATGTTCATCAATATTCATTTAAACAGACTAAAGATTTACAACTAGGAGATTATATTAGTAGAATAGATGAAGTCCCTATATTTGGTATAGAAACACATAATAATGCAAGATTAATAGGATTATTTCTGGCTGATGGATACTTCAAAGGAAATTCACTATCTATAGATGATTATAAGATCAGAGAATTTATTACTAATAATTATGAAATTTCTATAAGAAAAGAATTTTTTACTAAAAAAGGAGAATTGTATTCAGATTTATATTTAAAAGGAGTAAAAAAGATATTTGATGAATATAAAATAACAAATCTTACAAAAGAACATAAAAGACTACCAGATAATATCCACCAATTTGATAAAACCTCTTTAAGTGAAATTTTAGCAGGAATTTTTGATGGAGATGGCAATATTTACTATAATTCAAAAAAACAAAGTACTAGAATAGTATTAACAAATATTTCTTTAAATTTATTAGAAGATATAAAATATCAATTATTAAAATTTGGTATTCATTCTTCTATTTATAAAGAGAAAAGAAATATAGCTCCTTCTGAAGAATACAAGGGACAAAAAGATCACATATATAGATTATATATTGCAAAAGATAAATCTATAGAAAGATTTAAAAATAATATCCCTATTATACATTCTAAAAAAGTAGAAACCTTAAATACTTTATTTAAAAAAGGTAATAGAGATTATGGCTATCATAAAGGAATATTTAAATTAACAGGAGAGCATAATGATGAAAAATTCATAGATAATAATACATTCTTATCTGGATTTACATTTGAATCTGTAACTAAAATAGAATATCTAGGAGAAAGAGAAATATATAATCTTACAGCTTTAGAAAATCATACATATTTAGCTAATGGGTTTATCACCCATAATACAGGTGGGGATATGGAAGTAGGTGAAGAAGCAGGTATAGTATTCAATAATCCTGAGTTATATGGATGCTTACAATTTGATGATATATGGGAAGGACAGGGTAAAATAGGAAGATTTATTCCTACTACCTTGGGCAGAAATGAGTTTAAAGAACCTTGGACTTTATATGATTTCTTAAAAAATAAATATCCGGAAGAATATGGTAATTTACAACCTCATGAAGAATTAAGCAGAGTTATAATTATGGTATCTAATGAGGAAAGATGTATGAAAGAATTCGTTATTCCACGTAGAGAACTAGCAATGAAATCTACATCTTCTAATGAAATAATATCTGAAAAGGCATATTATCCTATTATACCATCTGAATGTTTTCTTAAATTAAGTGCAAATGATTTTCCTATTGAAGCTGCACAAGAACATCTTAATAAACTTCGTAAGATAGGATTTAAACCAGTCAGAATAGAATTATATCAAGATTCTAATGGTATTATCAAATCTAAATTTACAGACAAATTACCTGTAACAGATTTTCCTGTTAATAAATCTTCTAATAAAGAGGGAGTCATTGAGATACTTGAATATCCAATAGCAGGATCACCTTGGGGTACATATGTAGCAGGAATGGACCCTTATAAAGTATCTGAATCAGATTATTCAGATTCTCTTGGAGCAGTATATATATTCAAGAGAATGACTACTAATATGACTGAGCCATATCAACATATGCCTGTGGCATGGTATGTAGGTAGACCTAAAAATATAAGAGACTGGCAGGATAATGCTAGAATGTTACTAGAGTTCTATAATGCAGAATGTATGTGTGAAGCTAATGATGAATCATTTATACAATATATGATGATTCTTAATAAACAGAATTATCTAGCGCGTGGTCAAGCCAGTTTAAAAGAAATTACACAAGACTCTAAATTTAAAGGATTATATGGATTACCAGCTACTACTAAAACTATTGAAAAGTGGAATAACTCTTTAGTAATTTATACTAAAGAAATGTTAGCTAAATTAGATAGTGAAGAAGGTGAACCCAGAGTTGAGATGGGAATTAATAAAATACTTGATGTAATGCTACTAGAGGAAATAATTAAGTTTAATAAGCATAGTGGTAACTTTGATAGAGTTAGAGCAATGGGTATTGCATTAGCATATGCTAATCAGTTAGATGCTTGGTTAGGTAAAACTACTATTGAAGAAGAATACAGAGAGAAAACTAAAATAATTAAATCTCCATTTACACTTAATAATATATCTAATAAACAAAATAGTCAATATAATAGAAAAGTTAATTCACCATTTTTAATTAATAAAGTAAGATAAAATAATCATTTATAATTAACTTAAATATAAACAGTTAAAATATTACTATATTTGGCATATTTTTAATTAGAATTAATTATGTCATATATAAATACATTCTCACTTCCTCCTCAAATGATTCCTCTTAAAAAGAAGAATGATAAATGGAAAGAAAATGTAATGGATTCTTTAGAGAATATAGGTACTTCCCAGATAGCAAATCATGATAAACTCATTGAGAATTATGAAATGCTAAAAGGGAAGTTTATTTATAAGCACTATATTGATAGTGAAGATTATAAAGATCTTGTAACACAGCTTACTACAGAATTTGAATTACCATCTCATCTTAGGCATTATGATATTATAGCATCTGTAGTAAATACATTATCAGGAGAATATCAGAAAAGACCTGATGTATTTAAAGTATGGGATAGTTCTGAATCTGCTAAAAATAATTATCGTAGAGAGAAATCTCAATTACTAATGAAGTTTGTACAGGAGGGAGTGAATAACTTTATTCTTGAATCATTAGTTAACGAAGGATTAGATCCTAATAAAGAAGATTTCTCATCACAAGAGGAAGCTGATCAATATCAACAACTTATACAAGAAAGAACTACTGCATTAACACCTCCTGAGATTCAGAGATTCATGGATATGGATTGGATGGATGTAGCAGAAATGTGGGGCACCCATCAGATAGCGCATGATAATCAGAAGTTTAATAGAAAAGAAACTGAGAGAATAGCTTTTGAGGATATGTTAGCTGCTGATAGAGCATTTAAACATTTCTATATAGTTCCCGGAGGATATAATGAGGAGTTATGGAATCCTGTTAATACATTCTATCACAAAAGTCCTGAAGTTACTAATATTGAATTAGGAGATTATGTTGGTAGAATATTCTATTTGACCATACCTGAAATAATAAATAGATATGGTTATAGAATGACTGAAGAACAATTATTACAATTAGAGGAGTTTAGAAGAAATTCTTATAATGATGGAACTAGAGGTGATAGAGGAGGTAGTCAATATGCTGGTGCAGATATAACAGCTAATACAGTTATACCATTTGAAGCATATCCTCAGTATACATTAGCTAAGAATAATGGATTTAATAAATATTCTACTTCAGATGAAGATATATTAACTGCCTTAGGAGGTAATGAAGTTAATTATTATCCTACAGGAATCTTTAAATGTACTGAAGCATACTGGATGTCTCAGGAGAGAATTGGTAAATATGTATACGCTGGAGAGAACGGTGATCCTAAAACCTTAATGGTTGACGAAACATTTGATTATAAATTAATTCCAAATCTTAAGATAATTGAAAGTTCCTTTATGGAATTTGGTAATGAATCTCAAATAAATACACTTACATGGACATGGGTTAATAGATGTTGGAAGGGGGTTAAAATTAATAATAGATCTCTTACAATGTCTAAACCTATGTATATAGATATTAGAGTTAATGATTATCAATTTAAAGGAGATTCTAATATCTATGGAGCTAAATTACCTGTATGTGGTCAAATATTCAACAATAGAAATGGTGAATCCATGTCGTTAGTTGACTTAATGAAACCAGATCAAATAGGTCATAATGTAGCTAAGAATCAGTTATATGAGATAATGCAACGTGAGATCGGTAGATTCATGTTAATGGATACTAATTTTATTCCTAGTAATAAAGATTGGGGAGGAGAAGGCAATTTTGAGAAATTAATGTTAGTTGCTAAACAACTTGGTATAGCACCATTAGATGGTTCAGCTAATAATACTAAGGGAAGTTCTTTTGCACATTTTCAGCAAATTGATTTAGATGAAACAGCTAGAATGACATCTAGGATGAATATAGCTGATTACTTTAAACAGTCTGCATTAGCTCAAGTAGGTATTACTCCACAAAGATTGGGTAACATACAAGCTAGTGAAACTAAGTATGGTGTTGAACAAGCACAGTCTCAATCATATGCTCAAACAGAATCTTATTTCTCAAGATTTAATGATTTTAAGAAGAGATATTTACAGATGTCACTAGACATAGCTCAATATGTTCAATCTCAGGAAGAAGATGTCTTAATAATGAATCTTAAGTCTGATATGAGTAGAGCATTTATCAGGCTTAATGGTAATCAGATTACTAATGCTCAATTAGGATTATATGTAGTAGATTCACAAGAAGTAGTTAGACAATTGGAAACATTACGTCAACTATTTATAAATAATAATACTTCTGGTGCAACACCTGGGGATCTAGCAACCGTAGTATTATCTAATTCACCTAATGAAATTAAACGTCAATTAGAAACTTCTTATAAAGCTATTCAATCTCAACAGCAAGCTCAACAACAAGCTGAGTTACAAGCACAACAACAGCAACTTCAAGTTCAGCAAGAAATGGAA